CAGAGTAAAACCTGTCTCTATTGGTATCCTTTAAGATATCTAAGAAGTATGGCTTTGTTAGAGCATCGTATCTCCATGAGTCCTTGCCCATTTCGGCCAGCATTTCTTGTGTCTGTGTTTGCTTTCTGTTTAGTACAGTATCAAACGCTATGGACAGATACAGCTCTATCTCCCTCTCGTGGTTTCTGCCACGGAGTTCTGCTGGAGCGTCCCCTCCATCTACGTTTCTTTTTATTAATTCAATCCACTGTGCTTTGGTCATAGTTATTGTCCTTTATCTTGTCTACTGGTAGCTAGTTGAGTCATGGAGAAATCTCTTAGGTTCTCGCTAGCGTACTTAATTATTAAATTTGAGATGTCAACGTGTGTATCTTCCGGCCACTCTAACTGAATAGACTTAACAGGATCATAAACATACTCATCGTCTACTATTGTAGCTGCCCAATAAGGAGTTACCGGCATACGAAGGTATGTGAACTCAGCTGATCCTAATGTTTTTGGGTAGAACTGTAGGTAGTCATTATAGAATACGCACACAGGATACTTTTCATCAGGGTAAACTATTGAGCTTTGTAGTCTGTCTCCAATAACGTCATCGCTTAAAAACTCGACAGCCCTTCCTTGGTATCGGATAGAGCTAACGTGAATGTAGTCCGATGGAATGTCAGCAAATCCGTTTACATCTATAGTTAACAATGGAGCATTTTTACCACCCATGACAACCAAGAACTTTCTTAGGTCGTCGATTATCTTTTGAGATACAGGATACGCCTGCCTTGGCAACGGCATTCCTGGGCGGTACTCTTCTGGTAGACCGTACTTTGTTTTAAAGTACTCCCTGTTAGCCCACGCCAAACACAGGTTGTACTCCTCTTGATTTAGAGTATTACCTGTCTGGTGTTTGTTGAGCTCAAAGTTTGCCCACTGTCTTATTTCTTCTACGTTCATTTATTATGCAGTTAATAATACTCCATCAAAGAAGTATGTTCCAATTGGAGCCCCAGATACAGTTGTGCCTGTTGCATTCACATGAGACATAATGTTTATTGTTTGTCCGATTGCCTCAACGGAAGCTATTCCATTTAAATAAACTCCACCTGGAGTTAGTATAACTATAGGGTATAATCTTCTAGTAAGTACAATAGTGCCGTTTAATATGGCTATAGGTGTAGAGGCTAATACGGTTGTAGCAGAGCCTATTACACCTCCAAGTTTTAAATTGGATGTGATTGGATCAAATGATGCAAAGAAGCTATCATACCCACCAAGGGCATATGTAAATCCACCAAGAGCTGTGTAGCCTCCTGCAAAAGTTGGAAGCGGTCGGTTTTGCCAGCCTGTTCCTGTAATATACTGAAACCTGTCATTGTTGGCAACACCTGCAATTACAACATCCGACAAATCATCTAAAGCTTGAACCGCATTGTAAGGAATCCAGTTTGTTCCGTTCCATTTTATTGAACTATTGGTTACTTTTCCTGTTGTGTTTACGTTTTGTAGATTGTCTAATGTGTTTGATAAGTTAATCCACTTAGACGTTCCGCTATTCCAGCTTAATACATCCTTGTTGGCTACACCTGTAAGAACAACGTCTGTGCAGGTAGCTATAGATACAGTAGGCACTGGGTTTACCTTAAATTTAAAACTTGTTGTTGGCAAGTCCCAGTATAAGATATATCCATCTGCAAGGCCTGTGGTGTTAACGTCTCCTAATTGAGATAGGTTTAACTTGCTTCTAGTCCATTGTTGTGTGGTGTTGTTCCAATATAAAACTTGGTTAGCAACAGGGCTTCCTGTTGTGTCTACGTCGCTTAAGTCATTTATGCTTTTTGCTCCAAACGATGTATTAAACTGAGTGCTAAACCACGCACCGTTAACTCCTATAGTAAAGGTTGTTGTAGTTCCTACTGTAACACTTGATATAGTCATTGATCCTGCCCCATCCGATAACATCACAATTGTATTGAGAGATGTTCCAGAATTTCCGCAGCATCCTACAACCTGTTGAGGTGTGCCATCTGCGCAATCAGCGCAATCGCATCCACACCCACAAGAGTTTGCTATGTCTGTAATTATTGTTAAATTTTCTTCGTAGCCTGCCTCTCCACATTGCTTGCCAATCATGTAAGCCATGTAAGCTGCTGATACTTGAGATATATACTTCTGCATCTCTAGGGCTCTTTGGGGAGCGCTTGTTAAATAAGCTGCATACCTGTTAGCCATGTTTGTAATACATGAGTATATTTGACATAGACCTTCGTCTGAAGATACTAAGTGTTCTTTTACGCCTCTGATTGTGTCAGACACGGTTGACATTCCAAATGTGGTTATAAAGCTAGATGTAAATGTGTCTGTCCAGGTTCCAGTCCATATAGGTGTAACTGTTATTGGGCTAGCTGCGCTTACTATATTGGCGATAGGCGTAACCATTCCATCTGGGTAGTGTATGGTGTGCTGTATTGTTGGTGTGTTTGTTACTGCCGGGTATATTGTAACGTCAGTGATTGTCATACTAGAGCAACACAAGTCTGTAATCCAGTTAAGGCAAACACTTGGTTGAACGTATGATATATTCTGAGTAATAACAGTAGAGTATGACTGATCAACTGTAAAGTTAAACAACTGACCTACGATTGAAGGCAGTACCGTTGTAACGGTAACTACGGTTAACCCAGTGGTAGAATTATAAGTAGCAGGGGACGCCGGCAGCGTTATTGATGTTGCACCATACTTAAAGGCTGTTGCAGTCGCATCGTTTATTTGAGCTGCATAGTCGCCTTGGATTGATAGTGAGCTAGCTGTGTTGCTTACAACTGTGTAAGACTGTAACATTGCTACAAGTTTAGCTGTGTAAGTAAATGAATACAAACCAGTTAAAAATATTGGCGATGCAGTCCAAGGGGCACTAGCCTGTGGGGCAGATGTGCCGTTTGTTGTAGATATTATTTGTGTGCTAGGAAAGAAGGCAACCCCATTATTAATGGAAACACCAACCGTTCCTAGAACATTACTAACAGTAACACCACTATAACTAGTAGTGTCTGTTATTGTAAATCTTTTTGTTACAGCATTGAATGCCGCCGTTATTTGTAATTGTGAAGCTAAAAATGCCATGTCGTTTGTTACTTGGGAACAAAGTTAGCATTTTTAGGAATACGTTGTTATTTGTTTATCGCCGTTTGGATAGGGCCATAAGTAAATACCCTATTGCCAGGGTAAATATTATACCTGTCCAGAATCCATACTTGCTGTTGTCCCACCATTTGTGCGTATCTAGACATGGTGGCATTACCTTTACCAGTGGAATATCGTGAACAATTACCGTGTCAGATTTTTTAATTGTTTGTAAAATTGTTTTTTCCTTCCACCTTACAATTGTTCTAACCGTGTCCTTTCCAGACACAACATTGAACGTGTCGATCAAAGTTATGCTGTTGGATCTGAACACTGTATCAATCTTATAACCTTTAATAGTGTCCCTAATTAATAATGTGTCATTCTTTAGAAACCCGTGCGCGTAGCACCACTTTAACTTTCTGTTTCCTTGCCTTTGAACTGAGCAGCTGGTTAATAAAATTAAACACAGGGCTATGTATATTATGTTTTTCATGTTATTCTTTTTCTTTCTTTCTCATTATCTTTTCCATCATTGCCTTAAACTCAACATACCTCATCATTGATATATACTCCATACCGCCAGAGTAGAACGATGTGTACTCACAGCCATCGTAGTCTATGTATACGCCAAAGTTGTCAATAGTTAGAAATGTCCTTGTAGATATATCACAATCTGCCATAACATAGCCGTCCTCATCGTCTAGCTGAGTATCTGTCAAGATTAATACATCTAGTTCGAGCATTAGTAAATCTCCTTTGTAATATAGTCAATTCTTTTGTTGTGAACCCTGTAGTTTCTATTTTCTCTTATTTCAACGTGGGCAAAGCCTAGGTTATGCTTGCAGTTAAACGGATCATATCCAGGCGCTAGAGTGCACAAACATCCTGTTGAGTAACAAGTTACCAGTTGGTGGTCTAGAGTGCTCTCAGAGTGCTCGCTGGTCGTGTGGCAGTGCCCTATCATCATGGATGATTTTAGTTTATTGTAAACCCCCTTGGCAGGATTGACTGGAGAGAAGAATCCCTTCACAATCATGTGCCCGTGAGAGATTGGTAGCTTGCCTGCCATTAGTATCTCGTCCTCGTTTAACCAAACAATGTGCTTCTCTCTAAGCTTTAGCCTAGAGGACATTGTGTAGTAAGAGTCGTGGTATAACAATGGTGCAGCCTTCATTAAGTACCTCTTATACCAGGCATCGTGGTTACCCTCTAGCCAGTAAATAGGAGCCTTGAATACCCTTGTCAGCATATCTAAAAACTCTTCAACCATTTCAAACCACTCTCTTACGTCCGACAGTATTGGAGGTGGTGCAAGGTGTGACGTGAACGGTTCGTTGTCTAAGATATCCCCATTCAATACGATACAGTCTATTTTATTGTCCAGTCCGTATTGGAGTGCTGCCTCTAGGGCCTCTGGATCGTGGTTAGGGAAGTGTATGTCGCTTAGCACAAGAACGCTTCTTATCTCTTCTGGCAAGTGTGTAAACTTTCTAACAGAGCCTCTTGTCCTTGGGATGCCAAATGGATTATCCCTGGTAGCATCACTTTCGTGCTCTATTGTCTCTTTAATGTTAGAGTTTTCGCTTGTGTACTGGACAACAAGCTTCCTTGCGTTCTCTACAGATGTAAACAGTGCAGGATAGTTCTCGTGCAGGTATGTGCCTATGGATCTCTTGCTTGCCTTAGGAAATTTTTCCAAGGCCTCTATTACAAGTAAACCTTTTCTTGTTGGTTTTCCGCTCATATTGCAACGTACCCACTAGGCTTGGGTTTGCCTTGAAGTTGTTTAACCGAGTAACCAAATGTTTTTTGAAAGTGAGGCATATCTGTAAATTTCCAATCCCCACCCCACTCGAATCCGTGAAGTTTAAATATCTTAACGACCTCCATCCAATCAGCTACTCCATCACCATCGAAGTCTACGTTAGTCTGCCAAGATGCTGTCTCAAATGTTCCGTTGCCGTCCTTGTCCACCAATAGAACTATATCTATTGCCAGGCCATAGTTGTGCAGGCTTTCGCCTCCGCGAGCGTTTGTTACTACCTTGCCTGGCTTTGTTCTGCCTATGGCGTATAGTGCGTCTTGTTCTGCGTCTGTTCTTAGGGTATACGCAAATCGACAAATAGCTTTACCCTTTAGGTTGTTATTTATCTCGAAGTATATAGCCTTAGCCTCGTCTCTTAGCTTTGGGTGCAGTCGAGCGATTCTGTCTAGGGTTACTTGGTCTATCATGATTTGATTTTGTCTGTTATTTCTGGCTTTATTGGTTCTGGTTCCGACTTTCTGCCGGTGGCAATCTGCTTCAACAGGTATGCAACTGTTGCAATTCCTGCAACCTTTAGCATCTGATTCCAATCGATTTCGTAGTACGCGTTTGCCATCCAATAACTGTACATCTGCATAGCTACATCGCTAGCGGCAGACAAGAAAAACATTATGGCTCCTTTAAAGATATCGTACCAGTTTAGACTTAAAAACTTTGAAATCTCCTTTTTCATTAGGCAAAGATAATTATTAACACCGTTGGTTGTTAGAAATGAAGAAGCCTCTGCTTTCACAGAGGCCTCCACCCAATTATGAACCATTTCGTAAAATATTACGCAATTTCTAGTCTAGTCTTGAGGTCTTCTAAGAACTCAGGATTTGATCCTTCTAGGTATACATATAGTGCACCCTTTGGATCCTTTTCGCCTTGCTTGTAGGTAAAGATTGGCTTGCCTTCTGGCTTGCCATCTGGGCCTATCATGAAGAAACCTTTCCTCATTGAGTCTTGGCATATGATGTTGTTCTCTATCGCGTCTGCAATAACACCCCTTCTCTCAGAGATAACTTCTTTTGGAGCACTGTTCTTGTCAGTAAGCCTTAAGAAGATGTCCATGTTAGCCGGGTTGTATTGAATCATCTTATCGATAATTAACTTAACTTCATCAGCATCTAGATCGTCAACATTTGGAATCATGAAGTTCTTAGCAACCAACCTAATGGTAGCCTCAGAAACTCCGCCGTCAGCCAATGTATTCCAAAGTCTAGCATTTGCTGTAGATGTGATAGCCTTTCTGATAACAGCGTCTCTTCTTTCGCCTTCAAGGTTTTCTATTTCAAAGAATGCTGATGCATTGTCTTTGTATTCTGGCTTTGTGTGAATTTGGTCTGAGAATCTCCATAAGTAGTAGGCAAGGTCAACGTCGTTAACAGCCAATTGGCCACCAACAACTTGAGTTCCGTTGTCTAAAAACTTCATTCCGCCGCCATTTTGTTGTGGAATACCTGCCGATCTAGAGTATCTTACCTCAGCCATTTGACCATCGTAGTAAGTGCTAGTAACAAAGCTAAGTTTCATACTTCTAGGCATTAATAATCTGCCTGGATTGTCCATGTCTTTTTGGATAAAATGAGCAGCATACTTAAGAACTATTGGCTTAATAATTCTACCTGTCTCATCTAAATGTTTTGCAAATAAGCTTTGAAATTTTTTCAAGCTTTCTTTGTCTTCTGTTTTTGTTCTTTTGAACAACTCGTTGTTTATATATATCATAACTATTTTGTTTGAAAAATAAAACAATGCGAGATCGTTTAATAATCTCGCATTGTTTAATATGTTAATTATACAGTTTTAACCAAGATCATTTGGTTAGCACCCATGATGTGAGCACCCATGTCAGTTCTGATGAACGATTTGTTTACGTCTACAGAACTTACTTTCATACCAGGACCAGCACCATTAACTGACCATACTTCCATTTTACGAGAGTATCCGTTCAAGTTTTTGTAGCGAGCTCCGATGTTGTCAAGCATTTTACCAGATTTAGCATCTTTAACTTTGTTCATTGGCAAGAATACACCGTAACCGTCAGTTACAGAGTTTGCGATACCAAATGTTTGTCTGTTAGAGAACTCCATCATACGCTTGAACATGAATGTTCTTTGAGATTTTTTCAAGTAATTGAAGTCAATAGAGATTGATTTACCGTCTACACCAAATCTGCTACCTAATTGTTGTTCAATTTCGTAGATGATGTTAGTGTTAGCCAAGTAAGCAACCATTGTGTTTTCAATTTCATCACTGAAAGACTTAGAGGTTAAACCTAATACATAGTCACCAGCATACTCTCTATCCAAGATACGACCATAAGCATCGAAATCAGTTACAGAGAATGAACCAGGAACGTAAGTCTCAGTGTTACCTTGAGTTTTGATTGTAGGGATTAAACCGTTAGTAGTATTAACTGGCAATCCTGTAGTAGGATCAGTTACACCGTTATTAACACTTGCTTCACCGAACAATAATGCACCAGATACTTGTTTGCCAATTCTCCATTCCATATCCATCCAGTTTAAGTTGTACCAAGAGTTACCACTAGCAATTTGCTCACTACCGTTAACGCTACCTGGAACCTCTACCCAACCATCAAACCAAGTTTGGTTTGTTAATTCAGTACCAGTTACAGCTAAAGTTTCCTTCATGATTTGAGTGTAGTTTGTACGCTTAGTAGCACCAGGAACAATTCCTTTAGGTTGGTCAGAACCCTCAGCGAATGCGTTAGACACTAAAGACATTTCCTCACCAGCAGCAACTGATGCAGGTATTGTGTTTGCGTTTAATGCATTGATAGTCAATACGGGAGCACTTGGAGTACTTACGTTGATGCTTGTGATGATACCTAATTGACCAGTTTTAAAGAACACAATGTCATTTAAACGTGGGTAGAAGTTATTGTTTGTGTCAACGTCAGCAACAGCCAATGTGATTAAAATAGTATCTTGAGCCGGCACAGCGCCAGAAACTCTACTAGCTAATGATCTAGATTTGAAAGTCGGGTTTTTCAATTCGTTCTCATAGTGAGAGTAACTAGTAGCAGCTACTGGTTTAACGAATCCTAATTTCTCCAAGGTTAAGAACCAAGAAGAACCTTGATCGCCGTAGCGATTAAACATTTTTGATAGAACGTCCGGTTTGTGGACGTCGTAGGCAGACACAAAGTTACTTTGGTATTGTGCCGCGATTTGAGCGATGTTAGCCATTTTTAATTTTTAATTTAAGGTTTTGTGAGATCTTAATTCCCGTTCATATACCTTTCCCACTTCTCGGCGATAACGTCGGAGGCGTTCTTGTCTACTCTTGGGGCCGCAGGCGTCTCTACCTTTAGCTGTGAAGGGTTAGTTATTTCCTTCTCCACCTGGAGTCTTACACTGCCCTCGGTTCTTGCAGCAAGCTTACTTAGCACCGTTGATAGGTTTTTCGCTAAGACAAGGTTGTACTGTTCTGATACCGCTTCCACTAGGTTCTCCTGTGTCAACTCCAACCCGGAGCTTACCACTTTGTTTACTACTAGCTTGGCCTGTGCTTTTGCCTCTTCTGGTGTCAACTCTATATAGTCCACCGTCTCCATAATGTCTTGGCCATTTTTGTCTTTTCCCTTCGGTACTTGTACAGGTATTTTTCCAAATATTTTATCGACGTTTTGGTCAACGACTTCTTCCCATTGCGCTTTGAGTTGTTGTCGTTGCTGAATAGATTCATTTACTGTGAGGACTGGTCCGGCTGTTTTAACCTTGCCCATAATGTCCTCGATTTCTTTTGTTGCTTGGACAGCCTTACGTTCAAGTCTGAACTGTTCCATCTCTGCCTTTTCTTCTGCCTCTTCAAGTTCTTCGCCGTAAAGGTCATCGCTTACCTGAGTCTTGTACTCACGTTTTAATGACTTTGTTAGCATATCCTTCTTGTCAATTAGTGACGGATCCTTTAAGATCTCCGCCAATACTAGTGCCTCGATTGGATCCTTAGTCTCAGCTGCGTCAAACTGTTTTACTTGTTTAATAAAGCTAGCGTCTTCGATTCCTGTCTGAGCAGCGAATGTGTTCATCTCCTCCAAGTTCTTAGAGTGGAACTTTGCAATTGACTGTCCCTTTAGTTCATCAAATTGAGTCCTTGCCTCTTGTAGGCTTGGTAGCTCACTTAGAACTCCCTTAAATGACTCCAACTCGTCTAGAGTAGTAAAGTTCATTCCAAAGGTTTCGTTGATTGTCTGGAGCCTTGTGTCGTCACCCGTAGGCGTAACAACTGGTCCCGTTGATGCAGGTGGATCATTGCTGATTCGTCCTGTTAATTCTGTTGGCTCAGTCGGTGTGACTGGGGCAACTGTCTCACTAGGTGCGTCTGGACTGGCTGGTGTCTCTAACGCGCTTAGGAAGTTTGCTTTTTCTTGATCAAATTCTCCCATACAATTGTAATATTGTGCAAAGTAAGAGAATTTATGTCTTGGTTGTTACATTTTTGTTAAATAAGTCAAGCATATGCATAGGTGTCCCATTATCCGTGAAGGAGTAGAACGGGAAACTGTTCAGCTATTTATGCACTTCCGACCGTGTCCAATTCTTATGTATTCTCTAGTATAACCTAGAATGGAGGTTTCGTTTATTGATTTAGAACCTTTCGGCTTCACGTGCCTGTTGTCAGGTTGGACAGAGCAGGACTTTGTTAAATCAATATCATAAATAACAGTTTTTTTAAGGTCTACGGTTCACAAGTTTTTGGTAAGGTACTAGATATCAACCCACTTTTGACAATAAAAAAACCCCAAGTAGCGGAATTACTTAGGGCTTTCTAAACGGTTGTAACGGATCACTCCCGTAAAAAGAACTTCTATTGCAATTCCGCTACAATAATCTGGTACAAAATAACACAATAGTTTTCATATATGCAAATATTTTATTACTAAATTTACTAAACCTGTAAAAAACTTGATATAATTTGTCTTAAAATTACCCATTCTGTCTTAAAATATTTCATATCGCAATATAAAATAAAAAAACCCAAGCAGTGAAGTACTTGGGAATCTTTAATGATACAAATGTTTAGTTTTGTAAGACTGCAAATATAAACCTAAAAGTTTAAAATGCAAAATAAATATTAACTTTTAAGTTAACCCTGGCCCACATTTTTCTTGAAATAGTTTTTGCTATTCTTGTTTGTTGACTGTTTTGCCTTTGCGTGTATACCTTTATTGGTCTTCTTGCTCTTTACCTTAAAGGTTGCTGTCGTTGCTGTTGCTTTCTTTGCTGCCATTATACTTGTGGTGGTTGTTGAGGTTGTCCTTGTTGTTGCATCATTTGTTGTTGTTGTTGTAGAGCGGCCTGTTGCTGTTGTTGCATCATCTGTTGTTCATTTTGCTTCTCAGACAGGTCGTGCTGGTGCTGCATATCGATCGCCTTCATTGTGGCCTGGTTGTCTACCTGCATACCCTGAGTCAGTCTAATCTCGTCCATCTTGAAGTAGTGCTGCATCTCTAGTGTCTTGCGCTTTTCTTCGTTTTCATGAGTTATCTTAGCCATCTCAGCGTCTATAATAGCCTGCTCCTGCTCACCTTTTTGTTGTTGTAGCATTTGGTTCTGTTGACCTTGCTGCTCGATAGCCATCTGACTCTGTTGCTCTTGTTGCTTTGTTACAATTTGTTCCCTGTTAGCAATATAAGCCTGTGCCATCTTTAGCATACCCTTATTTACAAAGTCCTGTACAATTAAATAGTCAGAGTAACTTAGTAATGGAACACCTTGTCTTCCTACGCGCATAGCCTCCAATGCTGCCTGCAATAACGCCTGCTTTTCCTGTTGGTCAGGTTTTGCCTCAATCCTTACGTTGAACATTGCGTTGTTTATCTCTGCACCAATCTTTAAGGTTTGAGTTATACTAGATCCAAGGGCCTTGTAGTAACTTAGCTCGTAAGCACCGTTGTATTTAACAAGTAACTGTATTCTTAGTGCAGCGTTTCTAAACGATCTCTCCTTAATTGTAATGTACGCTGAGTACATAGGCCTCAATGTTGTGGATGTTGCCTGTAGTGACATCTCTGACACACCAACCGACTGGTCACGCATGGGAGACGTAGCGTCAGCAACGCTACTTATACCTATTATCTGACGGATCATGTTAATATCGCTAGACATCAACATCAAAAATTCCTGTCCTGCGTTACCTAGACCACCCTGCAACTCCTGTATAGGCTTGTAGTTTGTCTGTGACGGCATATAGGTCCTGTGGGTTGTAGCCTGGTACAGTATGTCACCCGTCTGATTCCTTATTTTAAGCACCTCTAGAGGCGTTAACTTATTGTTACCTATGCTCACGTTCAACAACGATCCGTACTCTATTGCTAGACCGTTAGGTGCAGCCTTGGCCTTTGCGTTCTGTAGCTTTAACCATGACAACTGAATGCTATCCAATAAAGGTATCATCCTCTTAACCATGCTACCAGACTTCATCTTGTAGGCGTGGAAGCTTAGGTTAGCCTCTGATGGTGTTGGTCTAGGAATGTCAAACTGGTGACCGTAGTCCCAGGCGTACTCTGTTCCAACTATCCACTTGCACTTGTAGACCATTAAGGTCTTGCTTATGTTTGTCTTTCTCTTGTCTCCCGTCCTTACCTTGCCAAACTCGTCCCTGTGTACCACTGTCTCTCCCTTAGAGTTTGTTCTCTCCGTGGTGTACTTAAGGTCGTCCGACTTGTACTCGCAGTCTAATACACATATTCTAAATGTGTCGTACTCGTATCTACCAAACTGGTCAATGTACCAGTTGTTTATAATTGCCGGGTTGTTGTAGTGGTTAATTGACTTCTGTGCTATCTCTACCAACTCCTCCTCTGTAAACTGAGGTGTGCCGTCTGGCTTGTTCATAGCCCTAACCTCTGCAATGGTGTAGAATATATACTCACCTGCAAACGGCATATTCTTAAACTCTGACTGGTGGACGTATGGTATAACGCACAGTGCAGGATCGCAGTATCTAATCTTAATCTTCTGAGTCATTGGATCTAGATAGTCTTTAGCAACCGCAACACCTAACTCAAACAAGTCTTCAAATAATTTTCTTTTTACTTCCTTCCACTCTGAAAGGTATGCCGTGTAGCGTAGTGCCTCCTCTATTGATATCTCACTCTTAAGCCTGAAGCCTCCCATTGAGGCAAACATCTCAAGCTCTTTAAGTGTGTCTGGAACGTAGTCTGGAGTTTGTTGTGTTATACCGGCCGCGTTCATGTAGTCTATAATATCACTCAATTCTTTGTTGGCCCATAGCATCCACTTGTCCTGCTCTTTTTGTGCGCTAGACTTCTCGTCAACGCCGTCGGCATAGATGTCGTGCTCCATGTCCTCAAATGTTCCAAGGATTACGTTCTTAAAGTTTGGTGCAACGGATAGTATCTCCCAGTTGATGTTCATGTAGCCCTGTCTAACAAAGTCAGACGGCTGTTGAACGGGACTGCTTGTTGAGACAGCTCCTGCCGGTACTGTTGGCGTTGGACGTTTGGTTATTCCAAGCCAGTCCATGTACTGGAGCTTATCCTGGTTACCGTTACCATACGCGCGGTATCTTGCAAACAGGTCAACGTCAGAATAGTTTATCCCTGTTAAGTTGTTTCTGTACAACGTGTGTATTGCCTGGCAGTACTGTACGTTCCAGTCTTTCTTTAGTTTTATAGCAGGATCTACGCTATGTGACGGGAAGTTATACGCCCCGGTTGTACTATTGTTGTTAAAATTCTCCATTAGTAATTATATGTCTCTACAAAGGTATAGTTAATTTCAATATCTTGTTTTTGTTGCTTTTGTATATCCGGCAGGTAGTGGCTTATGCCTAGCATGGCGTATCCCCCTGCGGTAAACATATCAAAGTTCGTCATATCGTCCACCCCCTTGATATCCCTCACCTCTATTAGTAGTTGAGAGTGTTTCTCCTTCATGACGTGCCTCTCTATATAGGTCTGGTAGAGCTGAAATATTTTTTGTTTAACCTTTTCAGTAGTGTCACCACCTGCTATCATGTCGTGCTTACCCTTCTCCTGCCTGTGGATTAACATTGCGCCGTATCCGTTCTCCTCAAAGTGCTCCCTGACGAATGGCACGTTTGTCTCTGGGAACATTGGACAGCCCCAGTACACGCACATCATAATCATGTCGTCTCCATACTCCGGCTTTGTGTCTGGTCTGAACGAGTAGGTGCAGACAAACCTGTTGCTCTGCCACTCCTCGAATGGTTTCTCAAACGGATCCAGCATAATGTCGTGGCCCCAGAACACAGCACCTGCACCGTTGGACCTTTTCTTACCCTTGGTTGTGTTAGCCTTGAACGGATCCGCACCTGCGCAGAACTGTACGTTGTCGGCCACGAATGACTCTATGTTAGAGTCCCAGGTAACCCTGTTGGCCTTGTCTGCCGTTAGTTGGTATGACATCTCAAACCTTCCGTTCTCGTGCGGTATAAACTTAACACCACTCTGGTACGGTGTTCCTATCCACTCAAAGTTACCCTTTACTGTCCCCGTCGGATCGCTTGCAATCTCGTCAAGCCTGTCCTCTATCTTGGATATGTTAAAGAATGGATCCTTTGAGTTGGATCTGAAGCATCCCCTGTACGTTGTCGGGTGTTCACGCTGAAATTGTAGCAGCTTGTCCTTCTTTGGTAGAGTCTTTAGGTAGTCTATTGTGTTGAGGATGTGCTCCTTAGCTCCAACCGTTCCCTTTATATCTTTAGCCTGTTGCTCTGTTGGGTTCTCAATAACGCTGTTGCCGTACCTGTCAATGTAACCCTCTAGTCCGTCCCATGTAGGTGTGAACAGGACGTATAAACCTGTAGCGGTCTGGCCGTTTGCGCTACGCTTCCCAAACTGGGAATTTTCGCACAGCTCCCTGAACTGCTCACCACCACCTAGCTCCATCTCACCCACCGTTGAGGTGTGTATACTGAAACCGTGTATCTTTGTGCCGGCTCCAGTTGACAGACACAGCTGAGCAACCTCCCACCTCTTGTTAATGTCTATGCTTGCCGCCTTACCAACCTCCTCGTGGTGGTAGAAGTAGAGCTTTGTTCCGTCATAGGCTGTCTCTATAGAGGACCTAAAACTTATCTCACTACCTAAGGACTTGTTTGACTTGTACTTAATACCTGCCTTACCCCTGGACGATGCCGCCCTGAACGCTAGGAGTGCCTTTGGATCGTCGCCACCGTTGTGGTTGGGCTTGAAGAAGAATGGCATACTGCGCCATGGGTCTATGATGTGTTTCTGGAATACGTCCTTGCCGGAGTCGTCCGTCATTGACTGAATACCACCACGGGCCTTTATTAGTAGTGTTATAATGCAGTAGTGTATGCAACTAGTCTTGTAGGTTGCGCCCTCGCGCCTGTGCTTGGGGTAAACAAACCCGTAACACTTTGGATCGTTGTGGCAGTACCTTGCAAAGTGGAAGAAACGTCTGTCCCTGTCACGATACTCAGGCAGGCCGTGGTCCAACTCAAAGTAGTTTAAGTAAAAATAGTGCCAACCGTCAATATAAGTAGGGACTCCGTTGTTAAAGAACCAGTAACCGTCTAGCCTGCGCCTCCACTCCCTCTTTATGAACTTAAGTTCCTCCTTGTAGTATTCGGGTTGCTCCTCCATTCTGCCCCATATCTCGTCCTGCGTTAGGAAGTAGCCGTCCTCGTCCTGGGTCTGTTGCAGCTCAATTATTTTGGATGGGACAATGGTCCTCTCAAACTTTTGGCCTTGAGCCAATTGGCCAAAACCAGGTATTTTATTGAGTTCTGGCGGACTTGGTAGCGTAACCCTTATCGTGTCAAGGTCCTTGTCCTCCTCGTTGAAGTCAATAAACTCTTGAGCAGGCCCGTAGGTCTCAAGCACCTTAGCCTTGACTCCCCACCTCTTTGCGTTCCTTACTATATCAATATCCATCCTCGTCGTCTGTTACAGATTCTGCAATTCCTTTCTCTCTTATGTCCTGCGCAATGTCCTCAGGTGATAGTCGGAGCTTGTCGCTATTGATTGACTTGTACAGGGACTTTAGTAAACCCTTGTCCTGGTCGTGCTCTAGGATGTCGTTGATTGCTACCTCATACGCAACCTTTGTCTTCTCAAGGTCCGTGATTTTAGCTGACTGTCCAAGTAGAACGTCCTTTAAAATCTGATAGTACATTGTTTCTAGTAGCACAACGTGGGAGTAACCTACGTTACAGTGCAACTTTACAAACGCTACAATCATGTCAGCCACGTTAGGACTTCTTCCCTGTAGCACATCTTCCACCTCTGGGGCAAATGTCTTGCCTTCCAGGCCGTACCCTGCGTCAATTATTGCACGTACCTTTCTCTGTGTGATGTCCTTGTACTTAACCCTGTAGGGTGAGTTTTTGTCGTACACATATGCTATGTATTTGATAATCTTATTGTTATCTAAATTCTTTAGCTTTTTCTCAAACTCTGAGTAGAGCCTAAGTTCTGGGAACTGTGTTAAAAAACTTACGCCCTCGTCAGCTGCGTAAACATTAAACATCATTCGTTTGAAGTCGTCGGGAGTAAATTCCATTATTGCAAAGTTACGATTTATTTTTTATCTTGTTTCTATTTGAGGTCATTGACATGGGCCTGGTGTTGTCCTTGATCTTTTGTATTACTGATTCTGGTATCTTTAGCTCGGTGTCGTTGTTCATTACAACCTTACCAAGTGGGTACTCGTAGTTTAGGGTGAGCACTATCTTGGTGTCCTGGAACTCGTACTTTGTTATGCAGTACGCCTCGGTTGATTTTATTAGTATGTGCCCGAAATCTATTTCGATACGATTAGATACGCAAATATCCATAAGCAGATACGCAGAAAGTTTCCTAATAGAAAACAATTTGAAGTCTGTGCGTATGTTTATCCTGGCCTTGTTGTGCCTGAGCACTTCCTTCATTGTAGCCCGGCTAACTATTGGTGCCCGTATCTTGGCCAAGGTTCTTAGTACCATCATCCTCTTCCTGCACTGGTAGTAAGGTGTTCCGCAGTGGTTGTAGTGCCAGCCCTTGTCGTAACCTACGCTTGCGGCAAAGTCATGCAACTCCTTGAACCCGTCTGCCGGGTTGTCGCTCGCAAAGATATATAGGTCTGTGTAGATCACTCCTTCATGTAGGTGTTGATTATCTTGACGGCCATGTCAAGGCTCCAGCAGAACTCAGCCTTGTAGCCTAGAGACCTTAGATTCCTAAGTGCCCTGTCCTGCTCCTCAAGGTGGTCGTATACTTCCGTGACTACTCCGCCTGTCTTTACCTTGACTATCTGCTTCTTCAGCTCTCCGTCAATTTTGTATGGCGTCACCTGCTTCAGCTCTAGGAACAGTCCGCTGTATCCATTACTTGGCTTGAATATCATAAGATCAGGACAAGAAAAATTTTTTTTCTGAATTGATTTATTTCTAACTCTTTGTGGAATAGTTAAATTAATGTTTGATATTGCGTCTGACAGGAACGGTATGTCCGTGTACTGCATCTCCAGGAACTTGCATATGGCAGCCTGTAGTTTAAATTCTGTGTGTGTTGCCATTAGTATACTCTGTATTTATATTTTCTTAGCTGTACCTTGCGCGCGAAACGCAGCCACTTGAATCCAATGTAGTAGATCTTTAGGCTATTGTTTCCATATATGTAAACACTTGGAGTCAGGTAGAACTCCCCTATCATAAAGTCTTTAGTTATCTGTATGTGCATATAATAATGTGCAATTTGGTGTTTTTATATGTTTTTACATATTATATTATACCCGTATGCGTACAATACCTTACATTAAGGCCTGTTTTATACCTTAACGGGGGGTTTATCATACATTAAGTATACCGTGGATTAGGCAGCTCTGTAGTCTCCAGTAGGACTCGTTGCCGTTAAATGTCTTGTGGTCGTCCGCCTCAAGTGGGACGTCAATACTCTTGTCCACTATGGCAAGCTCCCCTGGAGTAACAACCTGGTCGTAGTATACACCGTTGATGTACTCCTTGTTTGGCTTACCGGCGTAGCATATCCTGACCTTCTTCTTGTTGGCCTTGGTCATGCTCGCAGGCAGCTCAATGTACTGCGACTTCAGCTCCTTCTCGACAGGTTGAACTAGGATGTAACCGTTCAGCATAACCACGTTGTATATCTCCTTGTCGTTCATAACAATGCCCTGCTCCTGCTTCCAGTTTTCTGTGATGTACTTCTTGTCCGAGGTCTTGTAGCTCTTCCAGAACACGTCCTCCTCTGTAGGAGTCCAACGTCTCTTGGCTAGGTATATGTACTGGTAAGGGCAGAAGAAGTACTCGTTGCCGTCAAGTGTGAACGCCCTCTTGTCATCACCAAACGCATTGACGTAGGCAAGGTAGTGGATGATAACCTCGTCCCCTACACGCAGCTCCATGTCCGTCCTCCAGTCCATAGACTCCTGCTTCTGGATGTACTTGCCGGTCCTAGGGTTTATATCCGTGGTGAACCCGTAGATTAGTCTGTCTGGGACAGAAACAACCTCGCACACAACGTCCGAGTGTTTCTCCTTGGCGAATGATGTGTCTAGGTAGAGGATCTGTCCACCCTCCAGTTTAATCTTTGAGTTGTCTACCTTTGCCTTTAGTAGGACAAAATTATTTAATGGTTTAACTTGCATTTTCTGTTGGTTTATATTCTTCGTAGAAGTATGTGTCTGGGAGCTTGATAAACTTCCACTTGTTTTTCTTGTTTAGCTTGGCGACCTCCTCCTTGTACTGGGTGTTCCTCTCTGTGAAGGCTTCGTGGTAGTCCCTGTCCCTAACGAATAGGTCGGTCAGAAACTCTGCGTCTATCGGGAACAGCTCCCTGATAACCTTGTCTGTCTCAAATGTAAACTTGCGCTTCTCCTCCCTGTTCATAGGTTTAGCTATGATTGTGTAGTAGGCGTCTATTGGGGTAAGTGTTGGCTTAAGGTTCATATGTATTTTCTTTGATAATTTCTTGAAGTTCTAATTAGTGCGAATCTATCTTGTTTTGCTAACCATTCTTTAATTTTATTGCTCATATGTACGAGTCATTGGTTTGGTTTTTTGTAAATTTTGTCAAGTTATTGGTTTGTATTTTGTAATTATCCGAGTTAATGTGTTATATATTGCACTATCGCCTACCTTTTTGTATCCTACAAGACTCGTTATATGTTTTTGTGCTATATGTCGCACTTTTTTATACATCATCATTAAACGTCCCCTGCCTGTACAGGTACAGCCCTATAAGTATTACGGCCGCTGTGCTAAGTGTTAAAAATATTATAGTTTCCATTGGTTAAGTGTCTTATTCTCTGTTAGTGTTATGTCGTTTGAGTCGTAGTGTCTAATCTTCCCGTCCTGGCAGTTTGCTATAACCCATATTGTGTTAATCTGCGGTCCGTAGTCGATTATAAACAATGGCACTCCCTGTCCATGTGGCGTGTTCATATACATTGTCTGTTTAATCTCGTGTATCATATGTGCTCATAGTGATCTGGAAACCCGTCGTACGTCTCCATTAATCCATAGAGTGCTCTTGGGTTGGATCTTCGGTTATGGCCTGGTAGGTGACAAGGTAGGATGCCGGGACCTCTGCCACTGGATCCTTTCCAAGCCAGTAGGACATAAGCCCATTTGTTAGGTAGTGTGTGTCCCACACAAACTGAATGGGAGCCCTGTCGGTCTGGAGCGTGTGCACGGTTGCTATGTATTTTGATTTCATTTTATTGTCGGTTTGTTGTATGTCTTCTCTAGCCACACCTTAAGCTCGTGGCTGCTTCGTCTTTCGTTCTGTAGGTAGAACAGGTCCCATATGTCCTGCCACGGTGACCTTGGCTCTACCGGTTTCTCTGGGTAGACCTGTATGATGTGGGCCTGCTTATCCTTGAGCTCAAACTCAACCCACACGTCACAATTATTTGAAAAACTGTGACACTTTACCGTCTTGCCAACTATGTGCCCAGGGATCTCGTTGTAGTCCCTGTAGTGCACCTCGTTAGTATCGCAGTCGTACAGTCCTATCATATATCCTCGCACCATATGGGTGTCTTCTCGCCAACCCACGATCCGGCTATGTTGTAGTAGAAGTGGTCAAGTGCGTCCTCCTCTGTCATTCCCTCGGCCATGAGTATCTCAATACACTTCTTCATTGAATATATAAGCCTGAAGTCTCTGGTGCAGATACCTATCACAGCGTCATCAAAGCCGTCTGCCTTTAATAACTCCTCGTCCCCGTATGATTCTATTAGTCTATCTAACATACTACGCGTCTCCCTTAGGTCCCATTAAACTTGGATTGTAACCGTTATCCCTCTCCTTGATATTGCTGTGCGCCAGCTCTGCCGCTACGGTCAGCACAATCATGGTAAGCTCATCGGACGCCTTACACGAGGTGTACAGCGCGGAGGCTAGGCAGGGCCCTGTACCCACAATTGCTGTAATGGCTGCCTGGCCGCTGTTGGTTACAAGCATAAACCCCTGGTCAGGGTTTTTTTCTTCGTTCATTAACTCGCTCACCTTTTCGGCAAGCTTTACCAATTTTTTTAGTTCTGGGTTCTTTACTTCCTGTTTCATAATGGAGCAAATATATATAAGAATATATTACTATGCAAATTTTATTTTAATGTCTTTGACTCAACCTCCCTAATAATCTGATCAACAGCCGTAAGTATCCTGTCCCTGGCAGACGTGGCGTAGAACGCATTGGGTGACGCGTAGCCAAATATGGCCGCTACGTCTAGCTGCTTGAAGTACCTCTTGTAGGGCCTAACCTTTTTCCTTGCTTTCATGACGGCAAATATAGTACAAAATCATAGCATATGCTAAGTTTTACACGCGGTGGAGACAAATATTCTGGGGGTAAGTATGCCCTATAGGTATGCTATTATCTAACTATCTGATACTCATCAAGATTTGCTTTTTTTGCTTTTGTTTGCTTTCGTTTGCTTTAGTTTGCTTTATTGTAATTCGGTTCTCCTTAGGGATCCTCTTTATATCTATAGATTTTTTTCCTTTATGTTGGGAGAGTAGGCTCTAACTAGGCATACCCCTATATTGCTAACCTACCCCACTGTCATTTACTAAGGCACTGGGGGCCTGTTCTACTTAACCAGGGGGCCATCTTTACTAAAGGGGGTGGGCTCTAAGTGTTTGGGTGAGGTGAATAGGTAGGATACCCATACCTCGCAAACTAAACCAAGACAAACCATACTAACCCACCCCACCTTTCAACTATCTAATTGTCAATCAGTTGAGTCGAACAAAGTAAGTAAACTTATCTGACTTAAAGTAAGTGCAAGGCAAGTGATAGCAAGGGGTAGCGTGTGGTGTGCCATGCTTAGCACCAATGTAAGCAAGGTGGTGCACATGGGGTAGGGTAGGGGAGGGGTTGATACACAAGGGGTTGAGAGGGGTAGAAAGCATCTAGTTAACATAATGTTTATTATAAGACAGAAGTGGAGGCTAAATAGCAAGACTTCCATACAGCCCTTCTAAGCGACTATCTCCCTAGGAAAGGTATCTAAGGTAGGGTGAGGGGGAGAAAGTGTGGTGCAAGGCGTATCTTTGACTGCAAAAGGCAAGTTCCCTCCCTCACTTTCCATCTCAAAAAAAGTCGGCCAAGAATAATACACCTCTCGCCTCTCTTCCCTATCTTTGCTGACCATTACAATACATCCCATGTCAGTAGAGCATACATATACCAAGCATCCTAAAGGTAAGCATAGAGCATCTGACGAGGTGGAGAGCGTTCTCCCCTCTGCTGAGTATAAAGCCTTATTGTCTTCCATCCCTATTAAGCACATAATGAATGATGATAGAGTTAAGACTGCCATGTTTAGACGGCAATGCCATAGGGAGGAAGTTAACGAGGGTATTCGCCTAGGTAAAGAGTCCTTAGCCTTTGGATATCTTGTTGGATTAATCCTTCCTTCCGTGGTGGCTAAGGTGCAGTCATCTGCCTTGTCTCCCTTTCGCTCTCTGACTGCGCACCATGTCCATGTGTTGTTGTGTGTGTGGGTAGTTCAGCAGTTGAATGATGGTGTAGTAAGGCTTGGGCAGTTATTACCCTACAATAAGAAGGATACAACAACTCAGAGGCGCAAGGTGTTGGGTGAGCTAATCTCTCTAGGCTATGTGGAAGAATTGAACCACTTGGATGTACACGCACGGAGTGGCAAGGTCTTGAAGCCTATATTCAATAACTCCAATACCACTAAACACTATGCTCTGACAAGGCTTGGCGAGAGGTTGACCGACGAATTTAATGCCATGTTCAGCAAGGCTCACTCCAAGGCCATTGGTGAGTTTTGGATTTCCTCCCTAGACAAGCTATAATAACTATCTATTTCTCAGAGGCTTACAAGCAAGTCTCACGCATTCATTGGGTTTGCCGATATTCGGTGTTTTTGATGCCTAACTTTGGCCAATAATTGCTGTTTTTTGGCTTAAAAATGGATTCTTCTAAAATTATTTACAAAATTATTCTCTCTCATTTTCAATAGGTTACAATCTATTTTGTACTTTTTTTAAAAATATATTTTTTTTATTGAATTATCTGCCCGAGTATTGCACCACTGAATCGGACTATTAATATTCTCCCACATTCAGCAGTTCTTTCACTTATCTTATGTATGTATGCGAGGCCTCTAGTAAGGCACGACATATTGCACCATATATACACAAGACATTTGTGGTTCTGAAACCACACCGACCGAAAATCTAATGCCGTGAGGCAGTAAGAGGGTTATCCAAACTATGAGCAGACAAAGTAAGACCATAGGGAAACAAGTAGGGAGTGTGGCGAAGAGTTCTTTGAAATATAGGGTTTGTTACCCGACCAATTGGCACGATAAGTAGTAGGCAACCCACGAGGGGCAAAAGCCGAAGCGAATGTGCATAATCTAACAATTCTTCTATAAAGCAGATTTAAAAATGGTGTACAAGTTTAAAGGTCGACATCGGCTCTTGATGTGAGGTTCGATTCCTCGCTCTGCTTCCACAATTTTAACAATATGGCTATCAAATTAAAGCGATTAAACGAAGGCAATTATACCTTCGAAAGCACACACTACAAAGTAAGCGTATACAAATACCAAAGCAATGGCGAGACCTTATGGACATACGAGGTTACTCGCAAGAGCGATGGCTTCACACTACGCAATTGGAATGACCCTTTTTACACCATGAAAGCGTGTAAATTAGGGGTGGAATCAGAATTAATAGACCTACCTTTAATATAAATATATCATGGAAAAACCACAATTCACACTCGCAGAAGCCCACGAAATTCAACGCCAACACCTTTGCGAATGGGCAAAAGTGCTCAAGACATCAGTTTATTTAGCACTCCTACAACACGCCATAGAGTCCAATAAAAGCGTTACTGACCCTTGGGAAGTATTCAGAGGTCAAAGTATAAGCACTTGGGTTCGAAATTATTCACTTAACAATTAATATCATGAGCAAAGCAATAACCCTATCGCTATGGATGACCAACTCCAAGCTAAAAATAGACCAACACGAACGCGAAATATCGCAAGACTACCAAAGGCTTAAAGAATTAAACAAAGAAATGGCTAACCTATTCGTATCAATTGATAACCACAATAAAGAAATCGAATTTCTAGAGTTCAGTATAGCTGAGACAAGAAAGCAGAAGGAGGCTCTTAAGAATGCATAGTCGCACAATCAATGTCACGCCCAACTATAGCAAGCGTACATTCACACTCAGAGTAAAGTGGAGCGATGGTGACACCTCAAAGTATCGCACATCGCCTATGGGCAAGGCAGAGTTCGAGGAGTGTACTTATAACACACAAAGCGATTGGGCACACTTTCTACTTAAAAATGAGTGCACCAAACTAAACTAGTGGATGGTCGCAGAGGGGTTCGACTCCCCTCGCACTAGCAAATTTAACCAATTAATATAATGAACTACAAATTAATTCAAAAAAGACAAAAAGAGTCGGGCTACAATCAAATGCAAAGACTCATTAACAATGGCTCAGTATGGCTTATGGAGGGCTCAATGGGACGCGAAGCAATGCACTTGCTAGAGTGTGGGGCGTGTATGTTACCTACAAAAGCGTTCCGTGACTTCTATGGCAATCGTATCCCCTCTAGGTACGAACTTAAGTCGGGTAGCAAGGGCACATATGCCAATAGCGTAGAGTATTATCTAAACAACGAAGCAATTTAACCAATTAATATCATGAAAAAACCAATCAACCATTGGGATTCCTATGGCGTATTCGCTATAGCAACCTACATTCAACAAGCAGAAGCAATAGATAGCAATGAAGCAAGAGACCTTGACTCATTGTGGGATGAAGCTATTTTTCTTTACAATAATTTTGTTGTAAGCAAATTTAACGATGTCAACCAAAGCGAACTTGACTGCATATATCAATTCCTTGACGCTCCTATGACCTTAGACAATGTAATAGGCTAAACCAAATCAATTAATATCATGAACAAATATCAAATCAAATTAACAAGAGTGTGGGACACCTACACCGAAATCGAGGCTCTGACAATGGAAGACGCCTTGACAATGTATGACACCATGGTCACCAATGGCACGATGGCTCAAAAGGAGCTAGAACAAATGGGCATCTCTGACGAGAGCTACAAGGTGACCTTGCTAGAGCGAGAATCTGACTCAACGCCCACACCCCCAAAAGTGTGGCGCGACAATGACCAAGTCGAATGGCAATACTACGCAAGAGAATGCAGTGTAACGGGTGAGGGGATGTATGAAGGTTGGGTGGTGGATGGTGGCTTAATGTATTTTAAGTACGAAAGCGATGCCATTGAGTATTGCAAGAATCACCTAAACATGACCTTGGCTGAGGCGTACGAGGATAGCGAGGAGAACGGAGGTGACGGCTTTTATTGGACATCATGGGAAGACGAAAGCGAGTACCAATATCGCCTCGTTGATGGCGTTTTAATTGAGGAGGGTGACGAGCGCTTTGAATATGATTACGAAGAGCCTATAGATGAGGACACACTAAAGCAAGAGTACATGACAAGCACTGAAGAGATGCAACATCGCATGGCAATGATTCTAGACGACATGAAAGTAATCAGAGCATTTATTAATGAGCAAGGCTTGAACGAAGTATTTCAGAAGCCTACAAGCATGGCTGATGAGTGTTGGACTCACATTAACAACATAGAGATAGCGTGTGACATTGATGACAACGAGTGTCTGACATGGTCAAAGTTCAGCAGAGGTTAACTGACGAGCCTTCACTAGGCGAAACAAGGCGAAAGCCTTGTCTTAATCATATATTATCATGAACCAAACAATTTTCAATCAAACATTAGACCTTTTAGAGTCTACTAACTTAAATTGGTCAGTGACCAAAGAGCCTTTATTCACTGCTGATGGCAAAGCATCCGAGACCTTTGGAATGTACCGCAGTGACACAAACGATTGGCTTGGGAGCGTGGGTAACAAGTACGCACCCATGCAGAACCACACACTCGCTGAGACCATTGTAATGGCGTCGCAAGGCATCCAATGTCAAAAGCATCGTGGTGGCTCGTTAGATGGTGGTAGCAAGGTGTTTATCCAATGCGAACTGCCCGATGAACACATTGGCAATAGTGGTGTGAAGCGTTGGCTGACTGCACTCAACTCGCATGACGGCTCATCGTCTATTGGCTTTGGCTCTACATCGCAAGTGGTGTTTTGTCAGAATATGTTCCATAAGGCGTTGAAGGAGTTAGCCAAGTTCAGACACACGGCATCTGCTGAGGAGCGTGTACGCCTAGCCTCTGAGGACTTGAACAAAGCGTTGTTGTCTGACAACATCCTAATGACTGACTTCAAGCGTATGGCAGACCTTAAGATAGGCGAGGAGGTGATAGAGCGTGTAATTAGACGCATATTCACATTGGACGCAAAGCAGACTCAGACAAGCGATGTGTCAAGCCTTAAAAAGAATCAAGTCACGGCATTTGCTGATAGCCTACAAACGGAAATTAACACCCATGGTCAGACCTTGTGGGCATTGTTCAACGGAGTAACGCGTTACACCAACCACTACGCATCTCCTAAGGATGCCGAAGCAAAGCAAACATACCTTATGGTGGGTGGTGGCTACAAGAACAATCTGCTAGGCTTCGAGGAGTGTATGAAGTGGCTAGGCGAGAACACTAAGCAAGTTTATTCATTGGCATAAAGCCTCTAGGGTGTATGGTGAGCAGTAGGGGTTCGAATCCCTTACCACCCTCCAAATTTAATAAAAAATATCATGAACAAATTAACCAAACTAACAAGAGAGTTATTGCTAATGCATTTAGACGATAGCTACAAACAAATTAGCATCATTAGAGACACCATTAAGGTAATCGAGGTGGAGTATGTCCAAGATTTACGAATAGACATATACCTTCTACAACAAAAAATAGAAAGCATAAGCACAATTATAGCCGACAACAAATTTTAAAATGAACCTACCACAATCAATCGAAGTAAGGCTACCTTGGGAGGAGACTCCCGTGGTGGTCAAGATGACCGACGAGTTGGCAACTACCTTCATATGGTATGTATGCGAAAGCGATAACGTAGCAGAGGTGTCAGAGGGCATCTACGCCACGCAAGTGTGCCAATACCATGACCGATGCACCCTACACGAACTGTTGAAGGACTTCATCGAGGAGTATATCCCAAGAGACGAACTAATCATTATAGACAATGCAAATATATAGAATCAACACAACGGCGTGGGAGGAGGAAGACTTAGTACTCTTGACCACATTAAAGGAAAGCGAAATCGAGAGAGTTATCACGCCTATAGTATTTAGAGAGCGTGAGGGTGGCAACGATTACGACAATGACGAACTAGTAGACGCCCTAAAGAAGGAGTACCCATCTGCCCACATTGAGCAGTATCAAACCGAGTTACCAATTATAATCATATGAAAAAAGCAATTTTAGTTCTATTCATGGCGATAGCCATGGTAGGTCAGTCACAAGTTGTAGTGACTTTAGCCAAAAAACAACAAACCGAGCAGAGCCTTACGGCTACATCAACCAAGACAAAGTATTTGTACAATGACCTACCCGTGTGGATGTCAGTCAACGGAAAGTACTTCATCGTGAAGCAAGCGAAGAGTGGTAATTTTTACAAAGTATATGTGGAGGTAAAGTAATATGAACACAGAGTTAAACAACCAACTAATCAGAGCAATGGTGAACCACCTAGAGGCTCTTGTAGAAAGCGAAGAACTAAGCGTAAACGATGTATCATACATCAACGATGACCTAGACCTTATGGAGGTATCGTACTTCGGATATACGCCCGATGGCGACAAGCAACAAGAGTACGCAGACGCAATAGAGCGTGGCGACCTAGAGACCATTGGCTTCCTTGAAGCGTTAGAGTTTTTAAGTTCAATGATTAAACATTATTCAACCAAACTATCATGAGCAGTCCAATCAACCCCCTAGAGCTAGCATCTGAGCTAGCTCACCTTAGGGTTCTAGCTGAGAGCAAAGACCTTATTAACGAAAGCGATATGTATGTCCAAGACACCGAGGGTGTTTTAATCTACAAGGATGACATCCAAGACCGATTCAATATCTGGTATGACTTTTACCTAGACCACATAGAGGAAGCGACAAGACCATCATTGCCTTACTCACACATCGTTGAGTTTGAATACGAGGGCAAAGCGTTCACCTTTGAGATTGGCATCAGCAGTGAGGACGAGTGGTTTGGCGTGAACCAACACAACATGACCTTCGACATACACTACTGCGAGGACTACAACGAGATAAGCGTATACCGAGTAAGGTACAACAAGGCAGACTATTCAGAAACAATTCACTCACAAGCAATCAAATTATGAAGACAATTAAAAGCGAAACATGGCTACCAATATTCAGTGGCTATTACAACACAGTGTGGTCACCAGACGAGACACACCTACTATGGGACTCAGACATAGACTTCGAAGACATCGAGGTGGACTACGAGTCTTACTACAAGTACACTGCCATCGACATTGTAGATGCAGTGCAGACTGCCCTAAGCCCATTTGTCAAGGACATCACCTTTCAGAAAGTGGTGTCCCCTAAGTACTACAACTTCACCAATGACTCTATTGATGTCGAGGTGGAGTACTATCCCGAACAACTGCAAAAGTATTGTGCTGAGTTCAGAGCAGAGCTACAAGTATACCTTGAGGACAAGTACACCTCTAGGGATGGCTTCATCTCAAACTTCAGCAATAGCGTTGAGGAGTGGGAGGAGAGCACCAAGTTCTTTACGGACTTCTCCTCAGAAAGCAAGGGCTACCACACTCTGGGCGCAGTCCTAGACTTCATACTTTACAATGAGGATATTCGCGAGGAGGAAATATTTAATGTAGTAGAGCCCGACATCGACACCTACATAACCATCATTACGCAAAGCGTTTCAGAGTTAAGCAATGAGGACACCAAAAAGTTCTTAGAGGCACACCTAGTCAAGATCGATTTTGAGTTTGGCTACCCAAGTGTACTGAAAGCGAGATGCCAAGAGAAGGCTGATATAGTAGGCTCTACATGGGAAGAGATAATCATAGAGGACTACAAAGATGACTTAATCGACATGATAGGAATCAAGAGAGTCAGACACGATTTAACACCTACTGAATAAAATATTTTGCATAACAAAAAATAATTATATATAATTGCAACCACAAAAATGTCAAAACCAAGTTCATACACGGGACGCATGATGTCCCTCCTGACCATCCTAAAGCAGGGTGAGTCATTTCATACCGAAGTGAGAGCCTCCATCGTCCTCCAATATGCGAAAGCAGAGGGCGTGGAGGTTACCACCGAGTCGGTTATTCAAATCGATGAGTACAAATCTGCTCATCCTAGGCTAAGTAAATTAACAAAAGTAACAATCATATGAAGTCATTCTTAAAGTCACACACAAAGCAAGCCGAATTAGAGTACCCTTGCTTAAAAACAAAAAAAGACACCGAAGGTCACACAATAGTCCTATTCTCCTCATTTAGGGAGGGGACTTGCGTTCACACAACGAGACCTCAGAATTTTGTTGGAGACTATAGCACAAATTGGGGTGAAGAGTTTTTCGAACCATTCACAGGAGAGCTAGTTCTTAAAAATTAATACCATGATACCAATATTCATTCTAGCGTTTATCATATTCTGCATTGCAATGGTCTTAATATCAAAAGCAGTTCATACATGGAGGTCACAAGATGGCGATGACTTCTAAAAAATAATTTGCATAGTAATTTATTTTAATGTAATATTGTGAAATGCAAATAGGAGACAAAGTAAAGTGGCGTTCCTTCAAGGTCATCGATAGGTGGGGAGAGGGCATCGTCATCCTTGTAGTCCGAAAGAAGCACGTCTACGAATATCACATTCAAACAAATATGTCGGGCATACACTCAGTTATCATAAGATACACTGGCGATATACATCCCATCTAATCCGACAGCTATGCACACCAACACTAACGAAAGTAAATTAAATAAAAAATGTCAAGGTCAAACCCAACATCAACACAAAGCAATCCCTCAACCAGATGGTTCGAGTGGGATTCAGACAACTCTTGCGTAAAGTATTATGACAAGGTTGAAAAGAAAAGCGTATCGGTTAAATTGCCGTTTACGTTCCTAGTTTTAGATCAAACTGCGTCCATCACGGGGTGGCACGAGTCCTCTACAAGTGGCATCTACTCTAACGAGGTTAGAAGCACAAAGGCTAGCTCACTGCTAGTACGCTCCTTTAAGGGTGGCACAATCGCTCAAGGTATCTACCAAGACATCAAAGAGAAAACAAAGTCCTCTGGAGGCAAGTTCACGGCTAACGTGTACATAGCCTACAAGGATGGAGGTGAGTACAAGATTGGTGCTATCATGTTCAAGGGAGCGTCCCTACAATCATGGTCTGACTTTAGCAAAGCGAATCGCTCTAAGCTAGAGACGGATGCCATTCAAATTGCATCGTTCGAGACTGGTAAGAAGGGCAAGGTGACCTACACCACGCCTACCTTTAAGGTAATCGAAACATCTAAGGAGGCAGAGGCTAAAGCAATCGAGCTGGACAAGGTTCTGCAAGCGTACTTAAACGAGTACATGGGTAAAGCCATAGCCGAGGAGACAACGTCCACCACAAGCGCTCCTAGTGAGTCTGAGGCTAAGGATATGCTGGCTCAACACGGATGGAAACCAATCGAGGTAGAAGAGGACTTTAGTGACCTTCCATTCTAGGATGTCAAAAGCAAAAGAATTGTTCATGCAGATAAGGGAGAGGGAGTCTAACAAGGCTCTCTCTCTTGAGTCTGATACACCAAAACACTTACAACCAATTAAGAATCATGAAAGTAAAAAAAGTATCAATCAAGGACTTCAAAGTCCTAAAGAACATTGAAAAAGAAATCAATGGCAATAACATTATTCTCCTAGGAGACAACGGGAAGGGCAAGAGCTCATTCATCCAATTCATAGAGATAGCACTCGGCAAGCAGACAACCATACCCGACATCCAACATGGTGAGGGGACTATATGGGTTGACAAGGCCGGCCAAGAGTGGACGTTTCACGTTGAGTGGAAGAAGGGAAAGCCTCTAGTAACCGTGACCAGCCCAGACGGGTTCAAGGACAATAGGAAAAGCGTCCTAGCCAATGTGGTGGGAGCGATGGACTTCGACATAGACACATTCGTAGAGATGTCAGAGTCAACAGCAGGTCGCAAGGAGCAGGTTAAGGTGTACAAGTCATTCCTTCCACAAGAGGTTCAAGACTTTGTAGCCGATCAAGAGTACAGAGTAAAGCGTTCGTATGACGAGCGTACTGAGAAGAACAGAGAGGTCAAGACACTCCAAGGCGCAATAGCAGAGCATCCGTTCACCAAGGTGTTGGATATGCCAGACAAAGCAATCGATACTAAAGCATTGACATTCCAAATAGAGGCGGCTTTAGAGCACAACAAGAAGGTTCAAGGGGCGAAGGAAAGGTTTCAGTCTAGAAAGAATGATATTGACGCCATCACCGAGCAGATAAGAACCCTAGTAGGAAAGCGTCAGTCTTTTATGGACATGAACGTGGAGGCTGAGGGCTGGCTAAGGCAGAACGATGAGCAGGACGTTAGCGCACTTCTGGAGCAGAAGGATAACGCCTACGATACCAACGCCAACTTCGAGAAGAAGGCAGACTACAACAAGCAGGTAGCCATGATGCAAGCATTAAGCGAGGAGAGTGGTGAGCTGACTGCATTCATAGAGTCAAGTAGCCAAGCCATTGCTGATGCAATTAGAGACTGCGACTCACCTGTGGATGGACTAACATTTGATGCAGATAGTCTAATATATAATGGAGTTCCAGTATCAAGCGCGTCGCTATCATCGTCTGAAATCATGCATCTAGGCATCAAGCTAAAGATGGCTGAGAACCCAGACCTAGGCATACTATTCATACAACGTGGTGAGAGTCTTGGTGCTCAGAGATTGAAGGACATCCAAGACCTAGCCAAGAAGTATGACTGGCAGATAATTATGGAGCAGGTTGAACGTGGAAACGAGAAGTTGACCATAGAAATAATGAAAGCATAATCATGTCAGCACTACAACTATCCGTGCAGACCATAGAGTACTGCGACCTAAGAGGCATTAACCCTATAGAATACTCTAGATGGAGAAGGTTCATAGAAGTACAAGCCATACGACTATATCACAAAAAACAGTTACAAAAATAAATCATGGTACAACAATCAAAAACAGAGAGAGACTTAACTATCCTATTGAGATACATTAAGTCAACATTCGGAAAGCAGGAGTTTAAACGCAGTGACGTTCTAGACTTCATGGAGGAGAACAACATCCCCAACCCAATCTACGCCCACCTAGTTAAGCTTGGTCCATTCACAAAAACTGGGCCCTGCACTTACGCTGTAGCCGAGACCTTTAAGAAGGGTGAAATTGCACGAATTGTGCAGTGGGTGGCTGTAGCCATCTCAGACGAGGCAAGAAACAGAAGCGCAATGAAGAGAGCAGGAGATGATGGGTATGGAGAGCCTAGCGAGGACGATAAGTCTTTACTGGAGATTGCCCAGCAGAAGGACATCGCCAAGGCAATCATGTTGCTACAGGATAACGGGTTCACTATCTCAATCGTTATCTAATCAAAAGCCACGCACGGGGTGGTCAACTTATTATGGGTGGGAGCTCGTGCCTCCCTACCCTTTTTTATACCATGAGCAAGTTTACAATTAACACAGAAACATATTCGATAATTGAGGAGATGTCCGACTCCGAGGTAGGTAAGCTATTCAAAGCAATCTACAGATACCAAATGCACGGACTTGATGTTCCTGCCCCAGAGGTCAAGATAGCGTTCAAGGTGTTCCTGATGGGGTTTGAGAAGGATAAGGAGCTGTCCATGGCCAGGTCTAAATCTGGGAGCATGGGAGGTAGGCCGGCAGAAAGCAAAGCAAAGCAAACTAAAGCAAAAAAAGCAAATCCTGATGAGGATCAATTAGTTAAGACAGAAAAAAACAAAATAAAATTCATCGAAACACTTGAACCATACGAAAAACAATACGGCGCAGATATGCTTAATGCGTTCTTTAAGTACTGGACAGAGCCAAACCCATCCAAAACAAAGATGAGGTTTGAACTGGAGAAGACTTGGGACGTTGGCCTTAGATTAGGCAACTGGGCAAGCAGAGACAGAGGCATGGCACAGGCACCAAAGGTAGAAGAAATCAAATACAATAGATCATAACAATAAACAACTAATAAAATGGCATCATTCAACAAATTTACAACGGTTATCAAGACCGAAGAGAACAAGCACCTCATCTTCCCATTCCTTAAGAGTCTGGGTGGTAAGGACAGACACAACTTGGAGTCACTTATGAACATCTCCACCCTATCAAACGTATCCAAGTACTACATTGGAGGTGTCCACGGTGACACCATTATTGCAATGTACCACGACTTTGGAGAGGACATGGAGCACATAGTAGAAATCCCTAAAGACTTTAAGGTATGAAAGTAACAGTAGAAAAATACAAGGGAGACACAGACTCAACACTAATGGTGTTTGATTTATCTGGTAACAATAAACGCTATGAATCAAGCGTAAAGGAAGGCTACACATACTATGTATTCAGAACACAAGAGAAGGCATGGGTTCAACATTCCAAGCAGTTAACTAACGAAGAGAAGCAATGGGTAATTAAACACGAAAGCAAATGATATCATACATTACAGCAAGCTACATACTCCTTATGAGTTACAGCCCTTGCGATATATTCACATACTACAACGTGACAGAGATGCACGGACTAAGCCTTGCAGAATGCCAAGCGTACAACAATACCTTGGAGGATGCATACATCGCAGGCTTAAGCAATTTTGTCCCAAAGGAATCTAAGAATTATAACGATAGCGATAAGAGGTTTGTGTACATCAACCTATCTAGGTGCAACAATGATGTTCAGACTATGGCTCTGGTGATGCACGAGATGATGCACCACTCATTTTGGCTACACAACTACGATATGACCAAGGAGGAAGAGATAATCACTTGGGCAGAAGAACAGAGTTACGATGTAATGGAAATAATTAATCATGAAAAACAGTAAACAACGCCTACCAATGACAAGAGTGCTGGACAGCATAGAGTACGTCCTGAGCAACATGAGACAGTCAGCAACACCGGAGCAGATAGCCCTCGTGCAGTCCCTAAAGGATAACGCACAGTACCTGCTCAAGACAGAGGTGTCGCACATTGTAAAAGCGGCTGATCACTACCTTGAAAGGATCGAGAAGGACAAAGAGACCGGCGAGCAGTGGAGGGTAAGGCTGACCGGCAGGGAGTACCTAAAAGTAACATACGAATTATGATAGAACAAAAACTACCACCACAGGCAGTCGATCTTGAGACGGCAATCTTAGGGGCGCTCATGGTTGAGAAGGACGCAATGGACAAGGTGACCTTGCTCAACGCAAATCACTTCTACAAGGACGAGCACACCTTGATATTTAAAGCAATGGCAGACCTGCACCACAGCTCTAAGCCAATTGACATCCTAACCGTACAGGAGCAACTAACAAAGAATGGTCACTTAGACAGGGTAGGGGGAGTGTACGCGCTAGCTACCTTAACCTCAAGGGTTAGCTCAGCGGCTAACATAGAGTACCACTCTACAATTGTTATACAGAAGTACAACCTAAGAGAGATTATCAGAGTGTCTGGTATGGCAATGGAGCAGGCGTTTAGCGATGGTGGGGATCCTGTAGAGATACAAGGTTCTATGTTCAGTGAGCTGGAGAAAACTCAACTCAGTGCCTCTGGTGAGCCCGTAGCCTTATCAAAGATAGCTTCTGACACATTGCAGGAGCTAAGGGACATACAAGAGTCCGACAAGTCAATAACCGGCATAGACACTGGATACCAAAAGATAAACAACTTAACCAACGGTTGGCACGCACCAAACCTAATCATTCTAGCTGGTAGACCTGGAACGGGCAAGACAGCATCAGCGCTTAACTTTGTGTACAACATTGTAAGGCAGGGCATACCTGCGGCCTTCTTCTCACTGGAGATGTCCTCTAGGGAGTTGATGAATAGACTTATATCCATATCGGCAGGAGTAAACTCAAAGGCAATTAGGAATGCAGACTTATCTCAAGACAACTGGGGCAGTATTCACAAGCAAAACTATAACCTTCCACTCTACATAGACGACACCTCAAGCCTATCAATCATGGCCTTTAGGGCTAAGGCGAAACGATTGGTAAGGGTTCACAAGGTTAAGTTTATTGTGGTTGACTACGTTCAGCTGATGACCTCCAACGTGAAAGGCAACAGGGAGCAAGAGATTGCAAACATTGCCCGTAACCTTAAGACTACTGCAAAGGAGTTAAACGTGCCAATCATGGCACTCGCCCAACTGAGCAGGGACGTAGAGAAGAGGGGAGAGAATGCACAGCCAAGGCTGTCTGATCTAAGAGAGTCAGGGGCTCTTGAGCAGGACGCAGACTCGGTTATATTATTGCAAGACATTACTACTCCCGATGAAAGAAAAGTCAGACCGTGGGAATCTAAAATAGATTTTCTATGGGCTAAGCACAGGAACGGAGAAATAGGCATATGCGCCTTTACCTTCCACAAACAAACACAAGTATTTATACCATCCACCATATGAAAAATTTAGAACAAATTAAAGAAAAAATTGAAAAGCTCCTACAGGAGGGGCAAGTAAAAGATTTAAGCGACAGGGACAAGAAAGCCATCGCAGTCAAGCTAGAGTTTAACAGAATCATAGCACACTACTTAGAAACCGATCCATCAGAAGCCTTTGTTAATTCAGAGATTGAAAGATTGGAGAACCTTATTGACCTAGCCGAGGAGGCCTGGAAGGATGAGTACATGAAGTACGCCTACACATACGACAGGATGGTTGTCAGCACAGTTAACAAACGCAAGAGGGAGTTCCTTAAGGAGCTAAGCCTTGTAGACGTAAAGAAGCAACTTAGAAACTTAGTGTACATAATATCATGAACGAGGACATATACGCAATGGTTTGCAGGCTACACTTTAAGTCAGACTCAACCGTAGATGAGATTGTCCAGATCATAGGGGGCACACTCCTTAAGTACAGGCACAGGGACGAGGATAACAAGATAACCAAGTTTAATAGTATGTCCAGAGCCGTTGAGGTTATTATAGATAACGAGATACAGGCACATAAACAGGCCAAAAAATTTGTGTCAAAGAAATAATTTGCATAGTAATTAATTTTATTTATATTTGTAATCGCATGAGCAAGGCAACTAAATCACCAATAGACACACACATCGACTCGATTGTCAATAAATTAAAGGTTAAACACAAGCACGCGTCTAGGAATAGATACGCTGATGTGGTAGACTTTTTCTATGGCCCACACTTAGAGGAGGTAGTTGAGATATCCTTCACAGAATTAGAAGAGTCACTAGAGGCAGGAACCTTACCTAAAAAAATCAATAAATTAATATGAATCAGAGACCACCGTCAGACGACTTACAACCAGGAGAACATGACAACGACACGCACCACACAATTAAACTACCCTCTCACTTTAACTTTACCGTATGGTACTTGGACGAGAACGGTAACGACAAGTCAGTTCCCTGCGTGGCAGAGAACCAGTACCAAGCAAGATGGGGTATTATCAACTCCGACATCAAGATGCAGTACATCATAAGGGTTGAAAAAGGTATCCCCGTAAGATAATGGAGTTACAGAAGGTTGTATCCTACAGGCCGGCAGAGTATGACGAGGTTGGCGGCGAGACAGTTCCAGAGAGCTGGGATGACTTGTGGTTGGTTACATGGGGAGTTTACCCTGTGTCCAAGCAGGACTCAGACGGCGCTTGGAGGTATCACGAGCAGACCGTAGCCGTGTGTAAGGATGCAACAGGTAAGATACATATAGTAGATCCAGAGTTCCTATCCTTGGTAGGATCGCTCAACGATCAATAAAGACCTTTCGTGTCATGGTATATTAGTTAAAAAGTAAAAGCCCCTTTCTTGCGATTGGGGCTTTTTTAATTTAAGGTAGTTTAAGACTAGGTGTTAGCGCTAGTTACCAAGGTAGCTAAAGCTGTTGCTGTTTGATAGTCAGTGGTAGAACCAGATGCTTTTGTGTCGAAAACGTAAACTGTAGATACAGCTGTTGGAACGTCTTTGCTCTCAGCGGTGATACTCTTGATTTGACCTACACCTACTGCGATAGTAAATGATGGTTTAGCGATACCGTTCTTTCCGATTACGGTTAGTGTTAATAAATTTGCCATGATGATACAAATTTATGCATTACATGGGTTGGTTGTTATAATTTTCTTTAAATAATATATTGCTATGTAATTAATTATTACTACATTTGTGGTATGTCAAACCTAGTACAATTGAACCTTAACAACTATGTGGCGATCGATATTAATAATCCCTCAACCGAGGAGGATATAAAGAATATTTCAAGGATGAGAAGTATACCAGAGCAGGAGGTGGGAGTACTCCTGTCTTACAATGTTATAACATTCCCACAGCTGGCCATCCTTACAGGAGTCTCTGAGAGTCAGCTAAGAAACGCTAGTGTACCATCCGTTAAACGTAATGGTGTGGCGTCCTGCTGGTTGACCTTGTGCAACCCCTTCCCAGACGAGAGGAAGGGCAAGCTGTTCATCCTTGTCAACGACAAGTGCATGGAGTACATTAGAAAGACTCTTAAGTAATCACCTGGTTAGACTCCACCCTTTTTCTTTAGACTCCTCAGGGTTGTTCTCTATGTAGACGTGGCACTGGTGGCACACGGCAAGGAAGTACTTTGAATCGGTTAGGAGGTCGCCTATTCTGCCCCTCTTGTGGTGGATCTGCTGAGCGTCTCCTGTACAACCATCTACCTTAGCCTGGCACATAGGGTGCTTGTCTAGGTAGTTTAACCTCTCAACCTTGTAAACCTTTAGGGCCTCAAGCATCTTCTCGCTGAATGGGCTTATGCTCTTGACCTTCTTGTCAGTCCTTAGGTATTGATGTTTTTTGCAGTAACCCTTAGCCCACACAGGGTAGGTGCACTCTTCGTGTTTACACTCCTTAGCCATGTTTCAAATATAAAAGAAAACCCCCATATTTCTATGAGGGATTCCTAGCCATGATACAATTGAAAAAAACAGGAGACTTCAAAGGTAACTTTTTTAGCCCTTTGTTGTTAAAAATCCTTATTTATACCAATAGAAAATGCTTGGCAAGACATTCCAAAGGCAGTTTGAACTGAATATGAAAACACTGGAGTGTAACCTTTTATAGATTTGAAATTGTAATTAATGTCGTACTCCATTGTGATGTCCTTCTTGTAGAAGAACCATCCACCAGCAACTGATATTGAAAATGGTCCATAGACAGGAGCGGTTACCATCAACTCTGAATACAAATCCTTTTTGTCTAATGAAAAGTATCCAGTATTGACCCCTACGGCAATGTCCCCAAAGTATTTACCTATCTCAAGTGTAGCACCAAGTAAGTTCTTTGGATCACTGACTTTTGTGTCAAACGCAACATTAGGCGCAAACATTACATAGTATGATGGTTGTGCGATAGCAGAGGTGCTAAGGCATATTAATAGTATTGTGATTAGCCTTTTCATTTAGCTTTAGCTTTAGGTTTGATGGGTTTTTTTGTGGTAGTTTTCCTTTTGCCTTTCGCAGGCTTTACGGGTTTGTCTTTTTTCAAAACAGAGTAAATGATTGACCCTAGCATTATCATTGCCAAAGACAAGGCTCCAATCATAAAGTTAGAAAACTGCTTAAGCAAGTTTAACATGACATTAGTTTGCTCTGTCCCAACTTCAGTTTGCAAGTCAGTAAGATAGTTTATGTCATTTAAAATTGGTTCTATCTTGTCGAACAACTCTCCTTTTTGGACAATGACATCAACATATTTAGGGTCTGTTTCAGATTTTTCAATAAGCATATCGACAAATAGGTCAACTTCTTTCATGTTGGCATCAGTTCGTTCAACTATTGCTTTCTCATTTTCGCCTGCAATAAGTTTATACTTCTCCCACATTATGCTAGTCTCACTTCTAACCTTTAGCATTTCATCTTTACTAGACTTTAGGTTTTCAAAGTTTACTTTCTGGCTTGTGAAATTTTCCTTGATAGTTGTCCCAAAATAGTCAAATCTATGCGACAATAGTGGAGCAGGGTTTAATCTCTTCTCAACAATGTTTGTTGCTGATTTAGTGATGCTAAGTTCAACATATTTGCCAAAGGAAGCTATACCAATTATAATTACCGTTAAGATAATCATTAATGCATTGTTTTTCATTTTGCTTTAGGTTTAGGTTTAGGTTTAGGTTTAGATTTAGATTTTGGTTTAGGTTTAGATTTTGGTTTAGGCTTTGCAGAACCGCCTCTTATGCTAGATATAAACTCGGATGGATTTTCTGAAAACTTTGTACTTAGCTTAATTATTCCAGACAATATTTCAGGTGAGTTTAACCCTACAAGGCCATATGTAATCGCTTTGTACATTGCATCTACGTCAAATTGCTCCATGATAAACCACGCTATCATAGAGGCTACCATAGACGCAAATACATTGCTTAAAATTTGAGGCAATGTTTTGTCGTCTGGATTTTTACTTGTTGCCAATCTAGCCACCATCCCGGCAGCCCCAATAAACAATACTATCCACCCACCATTTATAAATAAAGGAATAAACTTAGCTAAATCATCCATATAACATATCCGCTACTTAAATGGTATGTAAGATGTCTTGCCGCCTGATTTAATAGCCTTTAAAATTTGCTTTCTTTGTTTGCCTGTTGACTCGTATGATACATGAACCCAGTCTGGATTCTTGTCAGTTCCAAACTCCCATATCATTTGATCAAACACCAAATTATCTTTAATATAATTAAATATTTGAGCATTGGTTATAGATGTCCCGTCCATGTCGATGTCTATCGCTTCACCAGAACAATGCTGGCTTGTCAAACTTCCTCCAATAGCTGTGTTAAGAGCTTTACTTCTGTATCCAGAGCTGATGTGAATAGGTACACCAAAGTGCTCTCTAATAGGCTCAAATACTTTTTCGGCTAATAGCTTAAAGTTTTCTAAGTGCTCTGGTGTAGGCATATTGCTAATACCTTTGCGTTTAGCAGTTTCACTTCTTGTTACTTCTGCCAATAATAAATGTTTTGATATTTGCATATTAATTTTCTTCAGATTTTGAATTTTCGTTTTTGTTTTTAAGATTTATCCATTTGTCAACTGACGCTATGCCAAATGAGCCCAAAATAATGACCATAAAGCCATCAAAAATAAACTCATTAATTATTAAGGCATTACCCATGTATCCTGTAACCAGATCTACAATGAGGGCAATTGCCAGCATGAAAAAGGCTATAAATCCTACAACTGCTTTCTCGTTGATCGAGTTCTTGTCGTCAAATAGTGATTTGAAAAAATTTTTCATAATTTATATTTTTTATATGTTTAGAGTGTGTATTTTGTTTAGCCATTCTTTGACTTTAAGTAGTAGTATCTTATTGCAAAGGCACCTGATACAATTGCAATTAGTCCAGCGAGTAAACTCACGATAGGTTGCATAAGTGAAGAGTAGTGGGCAATAGTGCCGAGAAAACTTGTGGTAAGGAGTAGGTCAGCTATATTGTCGTTCATGTGTTTCATATGGTATCGGGTATTATGCAGTAAGGCGAGTCGGGAAACTTGTCGCAAAAGGTTTTCAAGTATAAACTTTCATCCCCTGAAAAGGTATGCACTCCGCAAGGATTAGGGTAAACTTCAAAAGGTTTAAACTCAATCGGTGGTTCGGTGTAGAATAGAATATCAACCGCCCATTTGTCGGATTGCTTAGTGCAAACGGGTTTGTCATCCACTTGCCCCCACTCTAAACAAATAAAGCCAATTTCAACTACTGCACAATCTTTGTAAGTTGTTATATCGCCTTCAGGTGTAGTGCTTGTTTGCTCTATTAGTTTTTTAAGGTTTGCCCATTCGCTTGGCAAAAACTCATATTTTAAAAAGGTATTCATTATAATGTAGTGATTAAAGCCAATTCTGAATTTGTTAATCTTGTAGGAAATAAAATGGCTTGGTTTATTTGAATTAAACTTAAAATATAAGAAGCATTATTCGCTGAATCAAAATCTACTCTTGATAAAGTAGTTCCACTAAATGTAGTTCCCGAAACATCCGTACCCACCAAAGAGCCATTAACATACATTGCAAAATCATTTGTTTTATACGCAAATGCTAATTTATATCTTTGCCCTACTACGCCTCCAGTATATGTTATTTCCGCTTGTGTCGAACCATTATACAACCATCCCCTAATATTACCATTTGATAAAATTCTTATTGTAATAAATTGACTTCCTGACCCATTATTTACACTTAATGCTGTGCCGTTATCTTGAAAACCATTGCAAACAAAATCAGTAAAAAGCACTCCTTCCGTTTGCCCTATCAAACTACTTATACCCGTCTTGCTACAAGCATCAGCTATTCTTGTTGCACTTGCAGATGTTGTTGGGATGTAAGATGAAGCGTAAGTCCCTGCTTCGAGTTGTGCGCCCCATAAATAAATACCCGATGTTCCATTTCCTAAGAATGAAGAAACTCCATCTGTTTGAGCAACACCAAAACCGATACCAAAATTAGCAGTAACCGATGTTGCTGTTACAGAACATTTATACCATCCATTGCCGTAAGAAGTTATAGTTGCAGTTCTTCCTACTCCAATACTTGTTATAGTTCCATTATTTAAATCAAAAAAAGTTTCAACAGTTGTCCCTGATATTGACTCTCTATAATAAAAGAAATTATATTCTCCTTTTTTAGCAAAAATAGATAGTGTATTTGATGTTAAAGCAACACCCGTAAAAACACTTATATTTATTCTATGTAAATTTGTAGTTGCATCTGCTATTAATTTATCAGCATTTACAGTCCCATCAGGACTAGTTAAAGAATTTGCTGTTATTGTAGAATTTAATTTAGGCCAATAAGCATTATCAAACTGCTCACTATACAAAGCCAAATTAGTTCTCTGAGGCTCTAAAAGTAAACTTGGACATCCACCACCACCATTTTGATAAGTTAGTCTTGGTACATTTAATCGGTCAGTAGTGGGGAAATAAGGTTTAGCAGTTGAGCCAGTGTCTAATTGTGCGCCCCAAATAAATATACCACTACCTATTGTCCCAGTATATGTTTCAACATTGTTATTTGTACAAGGCATAACTGAATAAAAAGAAGAGGCAGATAAATTACTTGTATTGTTAATTATACAACGATACCACCCATTGCCCACATTTTCAATGCTTGGAGTTCCAGTTGTATTATTTGTTCCAATAGTACCATTTGCTAAATTAAACCAAACACTTTGATTCCCCCCGTGAATTGCGTTTACTTTTATCCAATCTCTTTCTCCTTTTTTTGCATAAATTGAATGAGAATATTTAAATCCAGTTGTTATTCCTTTATAGACACCATAAGTCACTAAAGTACCATTTTCCACAATTTTAGAACCAGTTGTTGTTCCGTTAGGTGCTACAGTAGTATTTGCAGTAATTGTAACTCCTGAATATATCCAAGAAGCAGCTGTAAATTCACTAAAAGTTAACAAATTCCAAGGCGTAACCTCCACCAAACCATCGCTATTAATTCTTGTTCCATCGGATGCCCTTGTAAATGACAAATCGCCACTTCCGTTGCTTGGGATAACCGAATAAACTGTGTCTTCCTTATATCCGCTTGGAATAAGAACCAAACTTGCTTGTTCTAATAGTGTCATGTTAGTGCCCTTAATTTATTTTTTAAACATTCAGCCCCTTCATAGTAGCCACCATCAGCAGTAACACGGGTAAGGTATGCCTGTGTAATAATACTTGCGTAGAAGAACAGGTTTCCTATCCCTACACCTAAGCCCAGCCCCAAGCCTCGATTTTGCGTCCGTGACATTATATTGCACTGTATAGGATTGCGGTGCCGCTTGTTACCTTAATTGTGCTCCAGCTTCCGTAGACTGTGTCTCCCTGGAAGATTGCAGCTGAGAATGCTGAGATGTTGTTGGCGCTAACGCCTGATCCCAACTGAACGCTCACAGCTGTGTCTAGCTGGACGTTTGTTAGTGCGTGTATTCCTGTAAACTTACCCGTGTAGGTAGTTCCAGCAATCGCGTTAACTGGCGTACCAGAGAACTTGTCAGGGGTTAACACAAGTCTTTCAACTAGGTCCGCCTTGATGCTGTTTGTGTATGTTCCGCTGTTAGACACGTCAAGTCCGTTGATGGACAGTAACGGTCCAACTGCACTTTTGCCCCAGTTGCTTGTAAACTTGAATCCTTTGTTGCCTACGCTAAGCAAAACCCAATCAGCTCCGTAAGAGACTGTTGCGCCTGCCCAGTTTGCTATTATAGTGGGTTGAGTAGAGTTATCCCCTTGGATAATTAGTTCATTTGAGTACCCTTTAGTTATGCTTGCCATTGCCTTTTATTTAATTAAGGCAAATTTAGAGATTTATTTTTTATGTTGTTAGTTATTATGCTAACTTCTGCAACTCTTCTGTGAGGAGCGCCCTGTCTTGGTCTAGCTTGCTCCATCCATTCTCGTACACCTCATCCATGGCATAACCCTTAGAGAAATGCTTGTGAACTATGGTGGCAGTTGGGTGGAAGTATGCAGCGTTCAGGTCGTTAGCCTTCCTCCACAATAAATTATCGACACCCACATGGTGGAATCTTGTGTCGAATATCTCCCCTCCAATTCTTTCTATGAAGTCCCTCTTGATCATGAAGTGGGTGCACTGATTTCCTCCGTCTGGAAGGATGTTGCCCTCATTGAATGCTACTAGTTCGTACCTTGACTGCACAGCCTTTATGAACGCGTCCTGGCTGAACTCAACGTCATCAGCAGCGTACACAATGTAGTAACCGTTTGTGTCAGCTACACCCTTTGCAACCTTAACTGGAACCGTGTCGCTACCCTCAACTATCTTAATGTCTATTAGCTCCTGTGGATAGTTTTGCGTTTCAATAGATTTGATACACCTGTCCAATCCTTCAGCCCTTGTACCATCAACGTGAGGTATGATTACTGATATTGTTGGTAGCTGTTTGTAGTACCTTAGGTGGTTTAGGTATGTTGTGTTGTCCGGCCTGAAGTAGAGTGCGTGTGTGATGGATTGGTACGCCTGAGCAACGTCTCCTAGATATCCATATGCCAGGTACATTATTCTGTATGGCTCATCCTCGTAGTGAGAGTTGTGGTTGGCGTAGTAGTTGTTCATCTTAACCTTCCTGGCCGCCTCTGCGAAGCATATAGCCGCCTGGTAGTTTTTTTTGCCTAAATAGAACTGTGCAAGTTTAATTAGCGCCTCGTTCCTTCCAGAGTCAATAGTGAACGCTTCTAAATAATAATAGGCGCATATCTCCTCTTCACCTAAATACTGGGCGCAGTCTGCTAAGTATATGTATGATTGAGCCTTTTCTGCCGGCCACCTGTCCATCTTGATGTGTCTGTGAAACTCCATGTACGCAGACCTGAACCTGCTTGTCCACATCAACTCCCTTGCTAGGTAGTGTGAGTGCCTGTCGTTGTCTATGTCCATATAACAGTCATAGGCTAGACCTATGATGTACCTTCCCCTCGTCTCCTTGCCTGGCTCCTGCCAGTGCTCTAGTTTGACAACATCTTCGGACATTGTAACTGTCTTCACGTCTACGTCACCTATCTTTTGTAGTACCTCGTGTATGATTCCCTTCCAAGTTAATTTAGTTCTGTTAAACGCTTTTGACTGCTTGAACCGCATAGACGGAGTGCCATCTGGGTTGTGTGCATAAATGAACATATACTCCAGCTGGCCTGCACCCTCTGAAATGGCTTTGTCAATCTCGTCTATGTTAAAAATAGTGTACGCCTCGTCACAGTCTAGGCTTATAATAAAGTCATTGGACGCGTAACTTGTGGCAAGGTTTCTTGCAAAAGAAAAGTCAAATATGCTTTCCCCGTTAGAGTCCATGATGGGCGCGTCTGACTTGTGGACAAACTTTTCATTTATCTTGTCACACGTCTCAGGAGGTACAGGTATCATTGCATTTATGTCAACAACCCTGCACCCAAAAGACAATGCAATTTCTTTGGTCTTGTCTGTAGATCCTGTGTCTCCTACAATAATCTCTCCCCCTCTGTCTATAAACTCTTTTAGTGAATCTAGGCAGATGGGGAGTGTGTTCTCCTCGTTCTTTGCGATTAATACAATGCTAAATAATGGCTTACTCATACCACAAAGATATGAGTAATTATTTACTATGCAAATTATTATTACGCCTGTGTGGTGGTTATGATCTCTATGTTGGTAGGCCCGTACACCTTGCCTAGCTCTTCAGCTACTGCACCAATCAATAAAGTTTCTGCGGTTTCTGTTTGGTAAGCCTCAAGGGACAGTTCTAGCGAAGTAAGTGTGGTTGGGAAGTCTGCAATGCCCATGATAGGGGCCTTGCCTTCTGCCATAGCCTCTATGGACGCATAGACAAATACTGCTATTTGTGATGGTATGCCTGCCTCGGTGGTGTTTTTAACGTCTGCATAACCCTCTGCGATGATTACTGCTGAACCACTTGGAATTTGGATTCCACTGGTTAAATTTACTTCTGTGTTTATTTTTATATATTTCATATTATTATTTATTTTACATTGGACTATGGTTTATTTTTACCCAAGCACCTGCTTGGTATACACACAGATGGTCTATAGTAGTATTGTACACCATTAATCCATTAGGTGGTGTTACTATTGCTAAAACTTGTGCATTGGTCATTCTTGGTGGCAAAAAACCTTGTGTAGTTGATTCTACCGTTAACTTAGAACTTGCAATATCTGATGTAGCTCCTATTACTACATTCCCTGTTTTTCTTTTAATAAATAAAGGAGTGCTTGTCAAAGAGCCTGCATCACTGTAAGCTCGTATTGCAAAATCACTTCCTTCATCAAGGCCACTTTCAGCAGTGTTATTGACATATAACCCAAACCTTTGCAATCCATTTGAACGATAAGTAATAATTTTACTTTGTCCTGCATCACCATCCATTAGCATACGAGTGGTACTTGCGGCTGATTTTAAATGCAAAATGCCTAAAGGAGCATTCGTACCAATACCTAGCCTATTATTAGTATCGTCCCAAAAAAGATTTGCAGCATCTGAAGCAAATGCGGTTCCATCAGAAAACTGAATAGCACCTGCCACACCACTTGCAGATGCTCCACCTACAGCTGTCCACGCAGTGCCATTGTACTGATAGAATAATAATAAAGTAGTATCGTACACTATCAAACCTGTTGCTGGTGTTACAATTGCATTTCTTTGTGTGGTGGTCATTCTTGGTGGAAGGAAGCCACGAGTTGTACTATCAATTTGTAATTGAGATGATGAATTTACTGTTTGAGAATTGATATAAGTTTGCCCTTCATTATTGACTACAAACATTGAGGTATGTGTACCACTTACATCTGTTGCTGAATTAATACCAGCATCAATTAATAATTTTACACCTATTGGGGATAAAGATTGTTGGTATGGGCTTATCCATAACTGCCTAAAACCACCAGCATTACCTGCCGTTTGATTAACAGTTGATGCTATTAATACAGATGCACCTATCCTATCACCATTACCTATTGTTCCTAAAAAACCATAACCCGAAGCAACAGTACCACTTGCTGCTGTGATTGTTGAGTTAAATAGTATTTTACCACTTCTCGGATTTATAGCACCTAATAATGAAACTGAATTGCCAAAAGCAGATAAAGACATAGAACCTCCAGATGCATAAGTGCCTCCAGTTTCTAAAGCTATGTTGTAAACACCTCCATTAAAAAAATGTCTTGCTCTTAAGAAATTAATTTGGCTATCTGTTCTAAATAAAGCAATACCATTAACAGAATCTAAACTACCCAAAGTTATAGGATTCGTAGCGGTATTAGTACCTATATTAGCACCAAAAATAGTATTACCATCATCTGCTACTTTTAATAAATCCGTACCAGCACCATTTTGAACTAATAAAGATGTAGTAGCTGATGTAGTACCACTACCTTTTACTTGTAGTTTTGCGTTTGGAGTTGTTGTTCCTATACCTAAAGCGCCTGACGTTATATAAGAATCTCCATTCCCTTGTATTAAATTTTTAATAGCACCGCTTCCATCATAAAAAAGTATTCTTGAAGAACTTGATGCACCGCCTTGGTCAATCGAACAAGCCCCCGCATTTCCAATTCCACTTGGGGAAAAATGAGAACTTCCCGCTATAACAAGCCTATGACCACCTATTCCGCCCGTTTCAACGCCAACTAAAAACCTTGCAGTTGCTCCCGATATTCTTGTAGTTCCCCCATTCTCAACTTGTAAAAGCATTCTTGCAACGTCCGATTCAACCCTTAATGCTAAATCTGTATTTAATGAACTAATTCCTTTTATGTGTAAACTTCCCGTAGGCGTTGCAGTCCCTATACCTACGTTACCATTACCTAAAACAGACAGTCTATCACCCCCAACTAATGTATAGGTCAACGCTGATGCTGTTGTAGAAAATGCTACAGTTACAGTTAAGCTTGTGTTACTAGCAATAGTAGCAATAGTTCTAACTGTCTCCCCTGACACTGTTATCGTGTCGCCTACCTTAAATGTGTTTATAAAGGTAGTACTTGTTCCTGTAAGGGTTATTGTTCCGTTTGTGGCAACTGTTCCTGTGCCTGCTGTTCCTTGAGATACTTGTAAAGTAGTTGTTGGAGCTGTTGTGCCGATACCCACGTTGCCTAATGAGGTAATACGCATTCTTTCTATTCCATTAGTACAAATTCCTGTATTACCACCTGAAGGAAAATACAAACCATTACCCCCACCTTGACCAGCACCTTGATATGCTACATCGTTTGGAGAACTTGGCTGTGCTGCTCTAAATGTAGATGCTGCCATTGAAGCATTTATAACCATATTACCATTACCATCTATGTAACATTTATCTACACCCGCACTTCGCCAAGTTTGTATTCTTTGAACATATGAACCATTCCATCCACTCTGATTATTTACTATTAATGGTGCTGTATTTGTAGCAAAATTTCCAAATATTACTGTGCTACCATCATCAGTAGTAGTAATTGAATTATTTCCACTGCTATTCTGAACCAACAAAGATGTTGTAGCTGATGTAGCTCCACTTCCTTTAACGTGTAGTCTTGCACTTGGTGTTGTTGTTCCTATACCTACACTTCCGCTTGTATTAATATGTAACCAAGTCCTTCCTCCATTAAATGTTTGTATAGCGAAAGGTTTTACACTATCATAACTTCTACCGTTTCCTGTGTAAATTGCATTTGTGCCACCTGAGTTTAAATCAAAACCTGAACTTTGCCCACCTGCTGTAACACCAGAAAAAAATCCTTGTCCTGCTACAACTGCTCCTTCGCCCATCCAGCTTGCTAATCCAAACCCAACGCCAACAGACAATCTTTTTAAAAACCCATCCCCTGTACCATTAACGCTCATTAGTAAAGTATCAGCACTATTTCTAACTCTAAAAGCTATATCAGAAAATAATGCCCCTTGTGATTTTACATCAAGACTTGCTGATGGTACATTAGTCCCTACACCTAATCTCTTATTAGTGTTATCCCAAAAGAAATTACTTGCATCTGATGAAAATGCAGAACCATCAGAAAATTGAATAGCACCACTTATCCCACTTGGTGATACAGCAGGCCCAGTCGGACCAGTTGGACCTTGAATGCCTTGGGGGCCAGTGTAGCCAGTCGGTCCAGTTGGGCCAGGGACTGTTGACACAGGACCTGTGTAGCCTGTAGGGCCAGTTGGGCCAGTATAACCTGTTGGGCCTGTAACGGTAGACGCGGCACCTACTGGACCTGTATATCCAGTCGGGCCAGTTGGACCTATTGGTCCTCCGCTTGGACCTGTCCAGCCAGTCGGTCCAGTTGGGCCAGGAACCGTTGATACAGGGCCTGTGTAGCCTGTAGGTCCTGTTGGGCCTTGAGCCCCAGGGGATCCTACGGTCATAAACTGACCAGATGCATCGTATCTAGCCATACCATTACCACTGTATATCAATGACTCCCCAATGTCTAGCAGGATTGCGGTTGATATAATTGACAGTGGTGTGGTTCCTGCCACCTTTGCTAGTTGTACATTGTTAGCAGCCACACCGTTATTAACTATTGTAACGTCTGTTACGTTTATGAACGCGGTTGGTGTGTCGTTTATAACAATGTCGGTGTTGCCTGCGGTTATAATAGTCCCCACAGTAGAGTTGTTGTATGTCTCCCCCCTGAACACATAGTTGTATACCACCGTGTAGTTTATAGGTTCTGTGTTTGATGTTGTTATCCGTAAGGACTCAATTGGTGCGTTTAGTCTAATCATTTTTTAATATTTTATTTGCCTGCCCCTGCTTCCATTGACTTGCCTGATCCAGGTTCGTTTCCTGCTCCTTTACTAGATCCAGCTTCCATTGACTTGCCTGATCCAGGTTCTGTTCCACTGCCTTTTTCTTCAGCTTCTTTTTTCTTTTTCTTATCCTCTTGAACCTGTACTCCATAACCTATAAATGCCAAGAAGTCTAAGAACGCTTGAACTTCCAAAGGCTGCTCTTCGTTTAACTCAATTATAGTGTCCCAAAATATAGGGTATGTACTCCCAAGTAATTCACCTTCTAGTGAGTAAGGTTGTCCAAACTTATCTGTTTTAATATACTCGCCACTCTCCTTTTTTTGATGAATGTCAAGGTAGTTGACTACTAGCGCAGATGATGGAGCTAGTTTGTTTCTAACCATATTGATAAGTAGTTCCCACTTAGTTGATGTTTTATTAGAAACACCTAACGGAACGTCTTCTCCACTTGCTTTCTTAATTGTTCCGTACCACAGCCTAGAAAAGAATGTAATGTACTGGGTTGATCCACCCCAAGGATCAACTATTATGTTACCAAACTTCATCTTCAAGAAGTTACTGCTTGTAGGATCAAACTCTATTGTTAGTTGGTCCTTATCATCATCGTCGTCGTGCAGTGCGTCCCACGCTAGTTTAGTGAACGCCATCATTCCCCCAGTAGAAGCTATCCACTTCATCATATCGCCTACATACATCTTTTGAGCAACAGATGGTCTAAATGTTCCCTTGTCACCTTTTTTAGCTAACCAAATAAACATATATGGTGTTGATGTCTTTATCTGAGCTGCCCACATTCTTGGTGAGAAAAATATTGTTGATAGCGCAGGGGCTAACTGTTCTGCTGGGCCTAGTGAAGCTCTTCCTGTCAATGTATTAATAACATCAGCCATGTTCTTGTAGGCGTCTGGGTGCGTCTCTATTGTCTTCCCTTGGGCTTTTAACATCTCACGACCTTGCAAGAATCTTTCTAACCTCATCTGGTTCATAAACACTGTACCTGCCCTCTCGACAAATCTTGTTGGATTGGCAGCTTTCCACGCGTTCCATGCCTTTGGACTAGCCAACTTTAATGGATACCCTATGTAGTCCCAAATGTGAGAAACCCATGAGCTTATAAATGCTTCCTCTCTTACAGATAGTTTTATGTTGTTTTCTGTAATAGCAAGCTTTGATGCCTTTAACTCTGGATAAAAGTCCTGTATTTTTAAATTCCTTTCCCAGTCTTCAGTTCTTTCCTGACTAAACATATGGGTGAACATTGTCTTAAATGCTTTTGCTGCGTTTAAAGGATGAGCCATTACCTGCTTACCCATTTGAATCATTATAAATGAAAATTCACCAGTTGCCCTTAACGCACGGGTTAGTCCCCATGTCTCTGCCAGTATATCAAAAAACTTCCGCAAACCACTTCTGTTAGCTAGTTCGTTCTTGTATTGTAGTGTATCAAACTCTTCTTGTACTTTTAATTTCTCATTTCTTAATGCCAATAACTCTTGGTCTGCTACAATTGGAGCCTTGTTAACCTTCTTAGAGAAGTCCTTTCTGTTAATCCTATCCTGCAGCTCGGCAATCCTTCTGTTAGCAGCTGCTTTGGCTGACTTAACTCTTTGCTCCTCTGTTATCCCAGCGGCATCTCTAAGAGTTTTTATCATGTCTCTGTAGCCCTTCATTGCCTCCCTTAAGGACTCAAGCTTAGGACTTGTTACCTTGTCTGGCTTAGATATTCCTATGTCCCCTCTAGATATTCTATTCTTAATGTCTTCAATGGCTCTCTCTAATGCATTCTCTGTCCTATCAATCTTCCTGGCCATGTCTCCAACTGGATCGGCAAATAACTCGTCTCTAATAGCCTTAATTTTATCTCTTTCAGCCACTAACTCATTTGCCTCCTGGTCGTAATCAACACCTTTAGATTTAGCCGCCCTTATGCCAGAGTCAATCTCATCATTTAAGTCGTTTATTTGATTCTTAAGTCTAGCCTTTACTGCATCTAGAGCTGTTTTTAGTTGATTATTTTCTGCGTCTGTGTCTACTGGAAGTTCGGCCAAGGCAGCCTTAAGTTCTTTCATTAACTTACGCTCCTCCACCTCTATTGCGTCACGTTGAGCTCCACTCTTCAGCGGCCTCTTCTTCTCTGCAATATCCTCCATGGCAGATGTAATACGACCTATGCGCTTCATCTTGCGTATCTCAGCCTCTATAGCCTCTGGGTTAGGATTTACTACCTGCCCGTACTTTGTTACAGCGTCTCTGATCTGTCTGTCTGTGATTTCTGGATACTCCTCAACCATGTCCTCCTTGATGGCCTTGGTAAGCTCATCGATGTCGGTTGCACCGTCCTTTACATACTTTCTTATAAGAGAGTGAGGTATTTTTATAACGCCGTCAACAACCGATATCTCAGGTTCTTTCTTGGTTGACTTTTTAATATGGTCCGCAAACGCAGCATCGGCTGATGCCTTGTCTTGAGAGTTTAGCTTCTTATACCAGTCCGTGTTAGATATGTAGTTTAGCCCCTTAACAATTGCCTCAGCAGCTGTTCCAGACGCCTCTACGGTCTTTGCCGCTACTTCTAGTGCACCGTTCCATGCTAGGGCCCCAGGAGTCTGTGACATGAATATGCCCGGCCTAGTGGTCTTACCACTTCTAATCTTGTCGGCTATTACCTTTGTCTTCTCCTTTATTGTTGCCTCCGGCTTCTTCTTAGTCTCTCTTTCTATAGACTCCTGTATGTCTCCTATGGCCGCTTGAGCTTTAATCTTCTCAGCCTGCTTCTCAGACTGCTTAATCTTCTTGTCAGCCGCGTCAAGCTGTTCCTTTAGGTCCTTAATCTTTTGCTCAACCTCAGGCGGTATAACGCCGTCCTTATTGTTGTCTTTATATTTCTGTACCTGGCGTTCAACTTGGTAGTTAAAGTCAGATCCTTGGTACACCTCTCTCAATGCTGAGATAAATCTACCCTTCTCTCTTGCCCTTTGGTCAAAGTCGTTTAATAACTCTCTTTGAATGTCTTGCAATAGATCTATGTCATCAGTGTCTTTTGCGTTGGCAACCTCTGCATTGATTTGATCAATAAGCTCTGCCCACACAAACGCAGCAGTGCCGCCGTCTATCATATTTCTTTGGACAGCGTCTTGTGCTTTATAGAATCCAACCTGGTCAACAAACTCCTCGGCAGCCTTCTTAGCTGTTGCGTAGCTTTGTATCTCATAGTCTAGCCCTAAGTCTTTTATTTTTTCTTTTAGTGCTACATCTGGGGCTCCTTCAAATGCTCTGTTTAGTAGAGCCTTGCTTCGTGTCTTAGCCGCTTCAGATTCATCTCTTCCGCCTGCTCTAGAGAACTGCATAGCTTCACCAAGGCCTTTAACAGCCCCACTGTCTATAAGTCTACCTAGTAGACCATCGTGCAGCATAGCCGCAAACTCATCGTAGGAGTAGTCCTTCCCGCCGTATGATATAGTACAAGGGCTTGCCATTAAGCTTTAAATAGTGATTTCTCCAATAACAACATCTCAAACTTGCTACCCATCACACCCTCTAACATATTAATCTTGTCACTGTATTCAGCAACTGACTGTTGTTGTATGGCGTTAAACGGTAGTAAGAAGTTGAAGGTACATATATCGCCGGCCTTCATAACCTTTGCTGTGGTGTCCTCGTAGTCCTCGTATAGAGTGTACTCAATTAGGTACGCCTTCTCGATAACGTCCATGAGACTTGCGAACTCAAGGACTGGTTGTTTAACTGTTGGAAGTTCTGGAATCACGTTCCACTCCGTTAGGTAGTCTTCTATCTTCTTGGCGTGCAATAGTTCATCAGCTGACTCGGCAGCGAAAAACTCAGCGGCTTTAAAGAAGCCTACGTTCTGACACCAGTTAGACGCAGAACGGTACATGTAGTACGCGTTGTGCTCGTCTTGGAGTCTTGGTAGCAATAAATCAACTATTTCAGCAGGAAGTACTTTTGGCTTTAACATATGCAAATTTAAGGACAATTTCCTTTCCTTGTTGCCTTATTGTTTTTTTCTAGCTGATCAATAATATTCTTAATGTTATCGTCTATATACTTTACTGATGGGTTAGCGTCCATTAGGGCCTTTCTCTCGTCTGCAAGTCTCTTCTTTTTAGCAGCACCCTCTGTCTCTCTTATTTGATAGAATAGGTCTGTAGCTTGTGAGAAGGTTGCTTGAACGTCACGGCCTCCTTTAGAGAACTGAGGCATACCTTGCTTAACAGATGCCTCTAAGGCAGGTGTTATTTCTATGGCAGATTGGGTAGACATACCCTTTTCTGCGGCGTCTATTGTAACTTCAACTATCTCACCCTTCTTGCCTGTCAACTCTTCCACAAGAGCTATAGCTGTCTCTCCAATGATACCTAGCCTCTCTTGATTGCCATAGAAACCTATCATACCAGCACCACCAAACGCTAACTGTTCGCCCGTTAGGTCATTCTGCATACCTTGAGCTAAGGATACCCCTCCTTCTCCATCTATTATCCGTTGAGCTATATCTTTGCCAAAAAAGTCTTCTAGTTTTTCTGGTTTTACGTTATTCTCATAACCAAGAGATACTCCTTCTTTGCTTGCATTTACGTCATATGTTCCGTTTTCGTTTTTCTTGTAGCTTATTCTGTCTACATCTTTTCTTAGGTCATATCTCTCTATTTGCTGCTCGCCTGTGGTCCATGCGATTGACTTAGCACCTGCCTCAACAGCTTGCTTTAATGCTATCTTTAAGCCAAGTTTAGCCCATGAATTAGTCTTTTGAACATAAGGAGCAGTTTTTAATCTCAGGCTTGAAAATGGAACTAGTAAAGCTTCTTTTTCTTTGGTCTGCGCATATGCTTCCCTGTACGCTCTATTAAGTATTTTAATTTCTGGTGGGCCCTTTTCTGCTGCGTCTTGTAATGAGGCGCCTGGATCGTTTACCCTGTAAGCTCTGTACGCTTCATTTAGCTTACGTTCAGCTTCGTCTGATTTAGCCTCTGCTTCTTCGTATTCTTTCTCAGCAAGTAAATCTTCCTTTGTTTTAAACCCTTTTTTCTTACCTTTTTGACCCCAGTCTGACTGTATTTCTTCTACAAACAAGACTTTGTTGCCATTGGAGTCATTCCTAGTGTTAAGCCTTGTGTGAACAAGGACGTCAGCTTCATCATAATGGCCTGGGTAGCGAAACTCTTCGTCTTTTTCAATTTCAATTTTCTTAAAATTTGACTCCCTTTCTTTTTGTAATTTATTTTTCTCAGCGGTTAACCTATCAAAATCTTCTTGATTGGTAATCTCTAATTGAAAGTCATTGACAGTTCCTGTATCTCCTACTTTTTTATAGGTTCTAGCGCTCATTAACTCGTTGTCGACCTCTTCAATTCGTTGATCTATTTCAGCAGTTCTTGCAACTAGAGCATCCTTGGTCTTATTTGGAAGAACTACTACTATTTCTTTGTAGTTTTCCATGTCCCCTGGCAATGAATACCTCTTAAACTTAGGTCGATTGTTAAATTTGCTTTCGCTTGTTTTTTCAATTTCTTTAATCTCAACTCTGTTGTCCTTTATAAACTGTTGAATTTCAGTCTTCTTTATTTGCTCGTCTGGGCGTTTAGAGTTTAACCATTCCAATATTCCAGAGAACTGAACCTCGTCCTTTGATCCAATCTCATTCTTCCATTTAGTGGCAGATGCGTTTGGTTGTTTAAACTCTGCTATCTTCTTTTCTAGTGGCGAGTAAAACCCGTCAACTATATCTATGCCTCCTGGAAGTGGTTTAACCTTCTCTTCCACACCGTTGACCATCGCAGTTTCTCCACGGTCGCCTTTAGATGCTTGAGGTTTAACTCCAAGTGCTTTGGCTTGCAAAACAGCGCCCTCGTCTGGATCGCCTACAAGAGGAACAATGTCTTCATAAGCTTTATATGGTTCGAATGTTCCAAGTCTATTTTCTATTGTGTTCCTGTCGCCTCCGTCATAAACAAAGTACACAACATCAGGTAACCCGCCTTGATAGTCTTTAAACTGTTCTTTCTCCCATGCTTTGTGCTTGTTGCCGTACTTATCTGTGTAGGCAGCTGGGGCATAATCTTCATTAAATGTAGACTTTGCAACACCTCTAAACCCAAAACGAGAGTAATATCCTGGCAATGCAGTGTTGAATGCGTCGGCTTTTAATGCTCCTTCTTTGATTGCAAGAACCAGTAATTGAGCTATTCTATATGGCTTTTTAACGCCAGTTTTATTAACCGAGGCAAAACCACTAACCATGTCGCCGTTTGGCTTTAAAGCTACTCCAGCTTCTCCGTCTGGGGTAATAAACAATCTCATGTCGTCATACTGATGCTCTCTTGTTTGTTCGTCTTCATAGACATAAACAGAGGCTCCATTTGGATTGCTAACTTTAGCTTGTGATATGAATTTATGGAAAGCTTCTGGATCGTTTGATATTTCCAGAATTTCTTTATCTATAGTAGCATCTTTATTGAATTTTAAGATACCTTTCTTGACAGACTCCTCAGGAGTATATATTGCAGAGACTTTTACATCGTCTGTTCCAATATATCTAACCTCTTGAGTATCTCTTCTTTTGAATCCCCTCGGTCCACCGCTTTTCGTATCCAGTCTTGATGATACTCCGGCAACTGGTCGATCCACTTTGAATCCTGCTGGGGTTGTTGTTTGTTTTGTTTTTCTTGTTTCATCGGTTTCAAAATTAATACCTTTTTCTGTTCTTTGCAAATCTTCACGACTACCAGCCTTAGATTCTTGTACAGATTCCTCTGTCTTTTCAATATTATCGTCCTCTTCTTCTATTTGATCTTGATCTTCGTTTTCGTCTATGTTATACTTAAGAGAGTTGTTTTCTTTAAATTTTTGAACAGTTATTCTAGCGGCATCCTCGTAACTGATACCTTCTATCTTAGCTTGTACGCCCAATGTTTTGTAAAGGTTTTTCTCAAAATACCACAAAATTGCTTGGGCATCAGCTATGCTTAGGTCATACCCTTTGGCGTTAAGTCTTTCAACAGCATCAGCCACAGTATCGTACATGAATTGTCTGTCTGTTTTGTTTTCAGGAGAGTCATTTAAGTTTTCGAATGCAGTTTTATAAACTGTATTTGCGGCCTTTTCTAACTCTGTTCCTCTCTTAAATCCTTTAGCTGCATAAGAATCCCTGTTGTTTATGATAGCAATCATTGCATTGTCATCCGACATTTTCGGATTTTTTAACAACGCTTTAATTCTATCGATTCCTAGTGGCTCCCCTTTGGTGTTAAAACCTCTCTTAATTTGAGGTATAACATTACCTCTGTATCTATTAAATGTCCTAGACCACCATCTGTCCAAGGTTGGATAATCTTCTTTGCCAGACAAGTTTGAGTAGAACATACCAAGCTTAGGTCCAAATACAGATGCAGCCAATGGCGCATTAAAGTCAACAGGCCAACTTGTAGTTAGAGCTTTTTCTCCTTGTGCTTTTCTTTCTGCGTTAATATCTCTTATTGATTTTACCTCAAGCAAGTCTTTTTTCATTGCCTGAATATCACCTTTGTATTGCTTTAATAAAGAATTTATTCTTGATAAATTTGCTGAGAAGGACGCTTGTCTCATACCCGGCAATGTTGATGAAACAGACTTTTTACCGCTTTCAACATATCCAGAGTATGCTAATGCAGCTAACTTAAAGTTGCTTAACACCTTTTCTCCGTCTGACGTTATTGCCACTAGCATAGTAAAAAGATCTCTAGCGTTTTGGTCTTTCTTCATCTCTGGGAATATCTCAGCCATAGCATCTAATCCCTTTTGATACTTTTCTCCATACCATCCCTTTCCGCTATTCTCACCCATAGCCTCCGTGAAGTACTCTATTTCCTCCATCATCCAAGAGCTTATCTTTTTCTTAGCTTCTGGAGACCTGTCATTCTTGCTTATAATGCCATATTTTTGTCTTTGCCTTTCTTCTAATGCTTCTCCTACTTCTCTTGTTTTAGCTTTATTCCCCTTCAAGCCATACTTGGCCATATTTTCTTTACCCTGCATTACTCGAACAGCACTTTTTTGCGCTCCTCCAATACTGCTTACATATTTTCCTACATTCTCTTTACCTACAATTTCAGATATGTCTCTGCCCTCGTTCAATACAGACGCTATGTCGCCAGCTAGTTTCTTAAACTTTGCCATGTCTGTATCGTTAATTATTTGACCTAGACCTAATGCCTTGGCTATCTTGTTTATAAAATCTATAACAGCTTGTTTTGAGCTCTTTGGTATAGTATCTAAGTCAATCTTGCCGTCTGCAATCCTTGCTATAGCTTCTGTTAACTTCTCATCATTTAATGTTGACTCGCCATCTTTAGTGTACTCTCTATCTGCCCAATTAATAACTTTTTCAAGACCACTCTTAGGGTTGGCCTTTACAGCAGCTTTTAATCCTCTAACTGCAGCACCGTATAGCTTTGAGTCGGTATTCCTAATAATGTTTAACACAGGGTGAGATGCCTCGTGCCATATAACAGTGCTTCCATAGCCTGCCTCAAAGTTCTTTCTATCAATAAGTATCTCTCCGCTGTCAGACATAAATACGCCTTCAGCCCCGGCTTCTCCTCCTCTTTTTTGAGTTGCTTTAGCTATTTCTTCTGAAGTAACAAACTTAACCTTAATGCCTGAGCTCTTTAAAGATTGAGCAGCCCTATCGGCAGCACCCTCTCTCCTAGCCAAGTCTACCGCTTTTATTAAATCTGTTTGAGGCTTGGTTCTTTCGGATGACGGAACATTTAGTGCGGCCTCGTAAGCTTCGGACATTGCCCTTGTGTCAGACTTGCCCTCTAAGTTTAATCCTAGAGACTTAGCTACTTGGTTTACCGCCCCCTTCATTCTACCTAGGACAGCCTTTTGGCCTTCTGATACGTTGCTTAATACCTTGTCTGTAGCCTTTGCTACTTTTTCAGATGCTTGAACATCTCCACTTGTTGGAGTCGGTTCTGTCTTGGTTGTTAAACTGGTTGTTGAAGCCGTCTTTAAGTTGCTTTTTAATATAGGCAAGTCTATTTCAACTATGCCATTAGTAATGTGTATATTGTTCTCGTTTAGTCCAAGCTTTTTTAAATAAGGAAGAAGTGCTTCTTTAACTTTGTCTTGATTTTCTTTGTTTGTAACAAGTAGTTTCCCGAATCCTTTTTGAACAGGAACGCCTAGCTCGTTAACCTTAGCAGCCTTATTGATAGCAACTCTGTTTGTTACCACATTGCCGTCTTTGTCATACTGCAATTCATATCCACGATTTAGCTGTTGTTCCCATATTCTTAGACCATCTGTAGATATAGATGTTGTCTCTGTGTACTCATGACCTGGAGGCAGTAGCGATTGAACGCCAGCTACCATCTCCTTAAAGTCTTGCTTGTTGTCTGTCTCTATCTTAGAGCTCCACTTGTTGGTAGGTTTTCCGTTTTCATAAATCCTGTAATAACCAACTGAGTTGTTGTCAGACTTTCCTGTAATGATAATATCTACCTCACCTGTTTTAGGATTTGAGTATTCTACATATTCAACCCCCTTTTTTTCGGTATGATTTGTTGGAACTGACTCAACGTCGCTTCCGCCTAGTTTTTTGGAAAACGAGCCTACGCCTTCAAATAAATCTTTTCTTTTTATTTTAGCCTCTGTTTCTTGTACTTTTTTCTGTATATCAGCTTTGGTCGGCTGAACTTTTGAAGTTGCATTTTCAGATGGCACAGGTTTAGATGTAGTAGTTTTAGCTTCCCCTTTTGCAGAAGATTGCTCCACCACCTTACCGTTTTCGTAAACTAATTCATATTTGCCGTCCCCGATATGTTTGTATACTTTAACTTTGTCTCCATTTAATTCTCTTAAATGCCTTCCGTTTGCGTCTGTTGGAAACATTGTGGAACCTTTGCCATGTCTTCCTAAAGTCGATGGTTGCAAAGAAGCGTCTTCGGTAACAATAATGTAATTATTTGGATTTCCTTTTGCGTAATTCATTGCAGCTTTGCCTTTTGCAAAAGACGGGGACGGAGTAGTACCTCTTCTGTCTAAATTTATTCCGCCTTCGCTAGCGGTTTTTTCTGCATTATCTCTAGACTCTTGAGATAGGCCAACTCTAACTTTTCCGCTATTTACAATATCATTAAAAGCTTCATCCCCAACAATAACCCTATATGATTCTTTTTCATTTGCAAAATCAGCTTCATTCCTTTGTTTGCTACTTACTTCTTGGACTGACTTTTGAACAGAAGGTTCTTCAACCGTAGCTTTATAATCATTGTTCTTTTGAACTACGTTATCGTGTGCCGCTAACTGCTCGCTTATACCGGCAATCTCTGCCTGAAGGTTTTCTTTGACCTCCGGCATCAAATCTATCTGGCCGTTTTCTGATTGAGCAATAAGGCTCTCTGCGCTGTCCTTCCTTTGGTTTAAATCTGTTAGATCTTCTTCGGATAAAACTTGAGCTTCTTCTTCATACGTTACACCCGTCTCAGCCTGACGAGATATTCTTGCATCTTTCTCTTGTTGAATTACCTCGTCTGCTACCTTTATAGCTTCGCTTTTTTGCTCTTCAGTTGAGTTAGGGTTGTTTAAAACCTCTATGGCAGCCTCTTTGTCAGCCTGTTGCTGAGGCGTAACCTCTGGGGTTATTGCCTTTTTGCCCATCTTTTTGATACGCTCCCTCTTACCTGCTACTATAGCCGCATTTCTATCTGCGGCCATCTGGGCAGTTATCTTGTCCATAGTAGCCTTTTGGGTTGGAGTTAACTGATCATATATCTCTTTATTCTTTTTTGTTGACGCTCTTCCAATTGCAGTACCTGCCCCCATAAACGTACCCATAACCATTGAGGCTATTATTATTCTTAGGTTCTTGTCAAGTGTGCCGAACTGTGCCTCAAAATCTTGCATAACCTTTTCGCCGTCACCTGTTGCTAAATAAAGGTCTACCAATGATCCAAATCCTTCCGAGTACTCTTGAGCAGTTTCTCCCAGACCAGCACCAATCGCTTCCCCCATCTTAACAACTACCTGCATAGCTTTGTCTGCGTTTTTGCCAAACAAGTACGAGAAGGTATTTACTAGATTGCCTTTGCTTATAACCTTCCCAACAAGTTTTTCACCTGCAAAACCTAAAACACCGGCAAAAAATGTTAAGTCTTCTTTTAGATCAGATCCCTTTGGAGCTATTTTGCCTGCAACCTCATATGATATACCGCTTTTAATAGCCCCCATACCCCTGCCTATCCACGCACCTGTTCTAGTTGCTTTTAATGCAGTTATCGTTGTCTCTAGCTCTGCAGCAGACATCCCAGGAACAAACTCTAACGCGGCAGCACTCGTGGCAATTAACTGCATTGCAGCAATTGAACTTGCTATGGTGTCTGACGCAAACTCAATAGATGCTATAGGTGCTTCGTAGCTTTTTGCTGCCTTCTGTTGCTTGTTAGCAGCTCTGGTCATTTCGCTTACTTCAATATTAGCTAACGCTGTGGCGTTTTCAATGATTGACGATATGTCTTGCCTTGTTGTTACTATATTATTGCCTTGCGTCGCAAGTAGTTGTTGATATTTGTCATAAAAACCTACCTGCATTCCTGACGCAAACGGGTTCCTGTTTATTAATAAAACAGGCGCCAGCACCGCCATTTGTTTTTTGATTAAGAAGTACTCATCAACTAACTTTCTTTCTTTAGGATTAGATCCCATACGGGGTCTTAAGTACTCATACTCACCCCAATCAGCTTCTCCCGTCATGCTCATCATTGCAAACGGATCTATGTTTGGCATATTGACATTAATCCACTCGATAAGATTGGTAGGCATACTTTTGCTTACCTTGTCAAATCTTTTGCCTAGTATTAAATACAGGTTTACCAGTCTTTCTTGAGCTGTATTGCCTGGAACGGAAAACTTTTCGATTAAAGGTTGGCTTTGTTTGGCTACAGTTTTTATAACCTCAGCAGGATCTTTTAAAAATCTATCTTTTATTGCCCTAAGGTTCAATACCCTAAAGTCACTATCAGCAACGCCGTCCATCTTAAGCTCGTCTATTTGAGCGTCTATTTTGACGTTCATGTCCTTGATGTACTTTTGGTACTCGGACTCTACCTGCATTTTCTTTACTAATAAATCTCTGTACTCGTCGGCCATTGTTTTTCCGCCTTGAGCAGACACCATAGATCCGTCATTGGTAGATGTTTTAGATCCATTGATATATGGCTCTAGTTCAGCTAACCTTTTCTTTATGTCATTTAATGATTTTACATACGAGTACTCTTGCTTTTGGTCTTCGTTTAACTCCGTCTCTGCATACCAAGATAATTTCTCGTCAAAATAATCTTGCGTATTAGTATACCCTTCAGCCTTTACATCTGAGCTAACCTCTCTCCACGCGTCTACTTTTTTAGTGTTTTCAGCGCTATTAGCCCTAGCTACGTCGGCCGCCATAATTGGCTTTATTCTTGATATTCTATTTGTTACATTGCTTTGTGTTCTTGGAGTATCCAATCTAACAACTTTCCCAGATGCATCTTTACCATAAACAGGCGCTAGCCTTAAGTTATCAGAGTCATTCATAGGTTTCCCCGTAGACATATCAATTGAGCCTAACCCTTTCCATGTCCCCATCTCTGTAGACTCCGGCTTTTTAGGCCCTGCCATTACATCTTCTTTTGATGCAAATGGACTTTTGCTTTCGACCATCCTAGACTCTGCGTACTTAGCAGCTTTGTTAAAAATTGAGTTAGCGATACTGCTTCCGTCGTCAATATTGCCGCCATTCCCTAACCAGTCCATTTCTGCCTTCGTTAAGGTTGGAACAAGTAGTGGAATGTAAACTTTTTTATTGTCTAACATAACGGCAACAGGGTACTCTGTGTCTAGAGCTTTGCCTTTAGATGTCTTAGCGCCAGGAATCCATCCTGGACCTTTCTTTGTGCCATCCTCGCGGTAGCCTTCCTTTACAGTTTTAACTGTTCCTGTGGCTCCTGTAGCGCCTGTGGCTACTGGTGGTGTTTCTGTTTGTGGTGGGCCTACTGGCTCCTCTTCAAATGTTTGAATGGTTTGAATGGTTCCTGTAGAGCCGGTTGTTCCTGTCTCTCCAGTTGGAATTATAGGCGCTTCTATTTCTTCCGGCCCAACAGGCTCAACAATCTCTTCAGAAACGATTGGGGCTTCAACCTGTGATGGTAACTGTGATTCTCCACTTGAGAATCCTGAATCTGTATCTTCTTTTTTTTTTACAGACGGGGCAATATAGCTTGCCATTTCCTCTTTTGACGCAAACTCTCCAGAGTCTTTGACAATGTCAAATATGTCGTCGTAGTTTGCAGGATCTGATGCGTAGGCTTTAAATTCTTCCTCGTCTTTAAAATAACCCTTAGGCATTTTTTCATATAGTTCTAACAGTCTGTCTGCCATCTTTTTTTTATTATTGGTTTAAATATGCGTCAAATTGAGCTCGTGTTCCACTTGGGTTTGCTTTCTTCCACTCTGGCCAAGATACCTTAGCCTTGTATGTTGAGTTTAGTGATGCCTTTTTTGCTTGTAGTTTTTTGTATGTATCTGTGTGCTTAGCCATACCCTCGCCGTTTATAACCTTATAGGCAGGAACCCACACATCAACATTGTCGTTGTCTGCGTTATTAAATGATCCGTACACCATAGTCTCGAAATTACCTAGGCCTCTGTCTATTAATTCTGCTACAATTTGGTCGTAGGTTCCGGTTATTTCAAGATTAACTGTGTTACCGTTCTCGTCAACTATTGGATCGTGAGATTTATATGTGATAATTGCGTCTTCATTTCCAGGATCAAACGGTATAGGGGCAGGTATTCCGTTCTTGCTAACAAATACGTTTTGCATAATACCGCTCTTTATACTAGCCACCTGACCTGCCATTCTGCTATTATCTGCAACATAGATGGTGTCATTGCCGCCTACCTTAGCGTTAATGCTTCCTAGTTGAGCCGCGTCGTGACCTAGTGTTGAGACGTGCGTTTCTGTAAAATCATCATATGCGGCCGGAGATGACTCAGATAATACTACATTGTTCTTTGTGCGAGTTCTTGGAGCTGCTTTAGCTGCTCTTTGAGTTCTCTTTGCCTTAGCATATTCGTACTGCTGCTTTTTGAAGTCTTCAGCATCCTTCCACAGGCCTGCCGCAACACCGTCTTCGATATGCTTCTTGTATTTAGGGTTTGTGGTCTGTAGGTTTATGTAGTCCTTTATTTGAGCATCCGACTTGTATGTATTGCCAACGCTTGCACCAACTAAGTATTGGTCAAGTGGAGCGTCTTTTATTACAACATAGTCAGTTATATTTTGCTTCTTACGCTCTTCTAATGGAAGGTTCATGAACTCATTTAATCCTGCAACAGTTTTATCGTAGTCGTATTTAGCAGGGTTAGCCTTTGCTGTGTTAGCCCAATCGTAATAATCTTTCTCCGTAGTAACCGAGTAGTCTATATCATTTTTAATTAAAGCTTCTTCTTCCCAAAACTTTTGAGTGTCTGGGTTGTTGTAGTCCTTAAGGTCAATTCCCTGAGATCTTAACTCCGCGTGTCTTTGCTTCAAAGCCGCTACCTTAGGTCTAAATATATTTTCTCTGTCTTTATGAAAACCTTTTTGGTCTAGCTTTATTATCTCGTTTTGTATCTTTTTGTCTTCTTGATCTTTAGCCTGTTGCTCTGCCTCCTGCTCCTTTATTATGCCTTCCCCTTCTTTTTTAAGACCAGCAGCAATTTCATCTAATGGAGTTTTACCTAACTTACTTTGAGGCGACTTAAAGACTGCCGCGCCTGTACCTGCCGTTCCTTTATTTACTATTCCTAATGCGTCTATCATATTGTTTTACTGTTTAGGTAGTCCTGCCTTTGGGTCGCCAGTAGCCTTAGATCCGTATTGGAATCCATCCTTTTTGGCTTTTAGTTCGTTTAACTTTTTTTGTTGTTCTACGGCAGACAGTCCGCCTGCTACCAAGCCACCTACGCCAGATAGTCCAGAATACAGATTCTCGTAAGACGCTTGTCTTAATGCAGATTCTGCGCCTTTGGCCGCTTGGTATGGTTGATTTTGGTTATATTCGAATTGCTTATCTTGGTAATTACCAAGTCTTAATAACGCTTGATTCAACTGACCTTGTTGACCTAGCCAGTTTTGGCCAGCTTTCATTCCAATGTCCTGTAATCCTTGATTTTGAGACGCATATAGCTTTGCCACGTTTGATGCAAGGTCAGCTGGATTAGCTGCCACGTTTCTCATTTCAGCAATGCCCTTAGCTGTATTTTGTCCAAGTCTTCCCTCCATCAGGTTTTGGCCTGGCAGCTCTCTCATACTTGCTAAGTACTTAGACTGATTAACGGCATCTAATACTCCTTGAGGGATATTGTATTTAGGTCTTTCAATTTTTGCAAATTGATTTAATTGATTTTTTTGTTTAGCTGCCTTTATTAAATCCAATGCAATAGGTATGCCTTGGGCCCCCAAAGTTGCCCATCCTGCTGGAGTCATTAAAGCTCCTGCTGTTGCTGCTGCTCCTGCTGCTGTCCCTCCAGCGGCTACTAATCCTGGTAATGCCATTACAATAATGTTTATTTCTACAAAACTAATGAAAATCTTATAGTTTTGTTAATTTTATTTGCTCAACGGACTAGGAACAGATGTTATTAATACAGAATATAAAACTGTTTCATCGATGTCGCTGTTTTCTATTTCCTGAACCAGCACCTGGCCCCTAAGCTTTCTACCTCCCATTAAGGCTGCCTCCTGTGTAGGAAAGTTCGGAGTGTTTGCATCCCTTAAATAGTCAGCATATGCTACACTTTCCTTCCATCTGAACTTAGCAGGCAGTAATCTTGATGCCATCCCGGTAGGGTAACCCGTGCTTGCAGGGATTGTTATATCGCCAATGTCAGGGGATGACCATATCTTACTGCTATAAATTGCAACAGATGCAAAGTTTTTAATTGTTAAATAGTCCGTATTGGCCACAAACTTAACCTTTGTTGAATACTGTATGCCGTAGAAATTATTTCTGGCAACTGTCTGATCATTGTGCTCCCATAGAGCGCCATCCTTAAAACTAACAAATGTTAGGGCGTTGCTTCCGTAATACTCTGGAGTGTAACTTAGCTTTGTCTTCCACTTGTTGTCTGGGGTGTGATATACGATTGTTTGATTAGGAATAATGTTACCTGTTGTGTCTATAAAGGTTACGTTTATATACGCGTTGAATATATCCATAGAACAGTACACATATATATTGCTAGTATCCTTTATCTTCTGGGCGATATTTCTAAAGTAGGTTTTTGCCTTGTAGTCACTGATAGGCATCATTCCATTCGGAGCATCTTGAATAAATGCGCCTGTGTTCACATCAAAGAAGTACATATGACGGTCGTCGACGCACACGCTTTCTGGGTGGTCGCACCCGTAGTCTAGCTCACTTGGATTCTTATTGCCCAACACCTTGTCTGTTAAGGTTAGTTGAGAATCTCCGTTTGCATTGAAGATCATGTTTCTATCAATGTAAATAGATGTATTCTTTTTAGTTTGAAGAACCTTTAACGTGTAACCTACGGTGGCAATCTTGTTGATTGGTCCGTATCTAGTGTTTACGGTATCGTAGTCTGATCCGTTGAACTGACAAAGGTCGTTTGTGTTGGTATTAGGAAAATATCTACCACCGTATCTCAAACCTTGCTCGTATCGCTTTGTCTTGCCTTCTGGAATAACAGCATATACGGCTGATATGTCTATGTTTTTAGATTCATAAAAATCAGAAAAGTTTTCAGATTCAATAACTGTTTCTATTGTTCCATCTTTGAAATATCTTCTATATATATAACAATCTCCTCTGTTTAACCTTAATATAGCTGGGGTAGATCCACTTTGATTTTGATCGTTTGCTTTATGTGCTCTATTGGCTGTTCCTGGATTAGATATTGAATATGTTTGACCTATAGAAAAATACGGTCTATTATCTTGAGCTGCTTGATTTTTATAAGAAAAAAGCTCGCATAATGTTCCTTCTTGCGTGGGCAAAATCATGCCTGCTGTTATTTGAGCAGTTGAATAACCTGTTACAGTCAGAACATTTGTAGTTACATCAAAGGCTAAAACCTTGCATTCAATGTAAGTTGTCGCATAATAATCACTGCTAGATATAAATCTCAAGTAATCGCCTTCTTCAAATTGAAAATCAACTGAAGTTACAACCCTTTCCTTTGTGATATAGTCAATTATATAGCTACAATCAATAGAGTAATTGCCATGCGAATCTGCTTTTGTTAAGTTTTTTGCTGCATCAGGATTTTGTTTTATTACAAACTGAGTGTATTTTTTTAAATTATTAAGAGCGTACACAACCTCATACTCATGAGCCCACGCAGGTGGCTGGTGAGCTATATTTATGTCCATCCTAGATTGATAGGCTAGAGTATTGTTTAATGTTGTTTGAGCAGTTAGTATCTCTGGGAGATATGGATTATAAACATTAAAAGTTTGATTACTTAAAACACCCCCATCTCTTCCTTGTAAATCTTTATAGACAATACCAAATGAATGCCATGCACCTTTTTTGAATGACGTAATTTTTTGGATTGGCTTTACAACTGACAATAACTCTATTGCGGCATATTGTTTTGGTGGATCTGGCCAAGGAGAACTTATTTCAGATTGCATAGACACATAATTAACTACCGTAGGAACGCCAGAAATAGTTATTGTCATAGTCCCCGTCCTAATGAATGCTGGATTGGCTACAGACACTATCACATCTTTTAGGGATGTATGTATATTTATTGGCCAATTTAATAAATCATTTGCTACAATACTGTAAGATATATCATATTCTTTTGTTATTGAAAATGTTGGATCCGTAGTTAGCACTAGCTTAAACGACACAACAGTGCCAACAACTACTAAGCTAGGATTTGTTGGTACACAAATAGACTGTTCGCGAATTGACAATGGGCCTGTTGGTAAATTTTGAAGGTGACCTCTATTGTTAGGATCGCCTCCATCAGTAAATACAACAACGCTTGTTGTGAATTTTTGAGGATCAAATGTTCTTGCAGGTAACGCTAAAACCCCAATCCCTAAATCAACTATAGAGTTGTTGTAATTTATTTCCACACTTGGCTCAGGGTTTTGATAACCCTCAACATTGTTTGCAAAAACTTGTCTATTCCCATCTATAATTTCTTGCGTTTTACTTAATTGAGGGACTGAATCATAGTTATTAAAATCTTCGGCTATCTCAATAAGAACCCCATCGTTATAAAAATCATACTCATAATTAATAAAATCGTCTATTAATCTTTGATTGTCTTGATCATACTTTTGTATAGGAGAATCTAGTTTGCCCCAAATACCAAGATTACCAAACCTAAACGCAACATCTATAGCTTTTACCGTTGGGTGACCTGTATTTAGTGTAACAATAACTTTATTGTTTGCTACAGTATTTGAGTTTATTCCAAGATATGTTTCAGTTCCCTGCGGTAAAGTTACCCAAGAACCATCGCTCCATCTAGAATACTCATTATCATCATATATGTAACGGTATTTTACTTGGATCATCTTATTCTTAATGTAATTGGTTAGTTTATCTGGGTTAAACCCTAAGCCTGCAAATGGTTCTGCTAATGGCTTGTACTTAATAAACTCAATAAACTGAATCTTTTGATTGTTTGTTCCCGTTGCAATTAAATTGTTATACGGAATATTTATTGCACTTGGAGGGAGTTGTTGTATAAAATCATAAGCTCTCTTCTTGTTAATTTTTCTTGGGCTTACATTGTTGTCCGTCCAGGTTAAGATATCGTCAAGTATGTTTGCTGAGTGAATTTTATTCTCCTTTGTAAATCCTAAGAATGATGTGTCAAACACTAGAGAGCCTAATGTAAACGGAACCAATATCGGTTCTATGGTTTTAGTCTCGCAGAAATATTCGAGAATACTATGATTGCCTATACTGTTATAAAGAAAATATATAATAGAATTTTGCTTAATGTTTCTTAAGGTTCCTATGCAGGTATTTTCACCGGCAGGCAACGTGTAGTTTTGTAGTTTGTTGCCATACATATTGTGAACACTTCCCCTTTGGGAAGTACCACTTGATATGTTCAGTGCGTCTATATAGTCTACCTCCCCGACGTTCCTGATGTCCGAGTCGAAGTCTAAACCTCCTGTAAATGTTATTAGATCCTTCATTATCTTTTTGGAGCTTGAGACATTGTTGAGTAAAGGTTGTCAAGGTATTCGCTTACGTTGAATGAACACTCAATAGTCTTTAATTTATATAACTCTTTGTCGTACAAGTTCTCTTTCCTTTGTTTTTCGTTCATCGGCAAACGGAAGTCATACTCAGCGGTCTTCCAGTGTAGGTAAGCTTTTAGAGCTGGTACTGCCTGACGCGGTACGATGGCTCCTCCTGCCTTAACTCCACTTGACTTGTACTCTAGTATCACTTCGTCGTTAGGCACGTTACCGTGGAAGTATATAACCCTCCTGTTCATGTCTATCCTGTAGTATGCTATATTGAAGCCGCCACCCACGCCGTATAGAGTGTTGGTGTATCTACCGTATCTGTAGTGAGGTGCGAAGAAATAACCGCCATCAACAACGACTGATTCGGTGACGGCTTCAATAGCTACAGGGCATATTGTTTCTGGTCTTGGTAAAATAAGGTCATTATTTACTGTTAGTGTCCACATTCTTCCTGCGATTTCCACACCAATCTTTGTCATTGTAACAAAGTCTACGGGTAGTTCGGCTGTATTTGTGTCTGGGTTAACGGCAAGATAAGCCACATCAATTGTGTTTACCTCAAACAATTGCATATCGCTATAGCCTTCAATGGCCATCTGGACGTATTTCTCTATGTTGGTTAGTGACTTCTCGCCACGCTCAGACATAAATGATTTTACTACTTGGAGTAAACTTAGGTATGATGTTATTCTATCTGCCATTTGTTATTTTGTTGTTTGCATAGCTGTGCCATCGTCAACGATGTCCATAGCTTGTTTTCCTTGCATTAAGCCTAGGGTTATCTGCATAATCTCTGCTTCCTTGCCTTCTGGCACTCCTATCTCGTCACTGCTCTCAAACTCATTGAATCTAAGAACTAGTTTAGCTAACACCTGCTTCCAGTGGCAGTCTATGTCTCCAGAGTAGTATATTTTCTGCCCTTCTACTGTATAGTAAATAAACCCAACCATTTGACCTACGTCTAATCCGTCCATCAAGAACGTGTCTGTCTGCCACCTTGGGAAGAATGCTGATGACTCCTCCTTTGCAGGGGACACCATTCTTATTCCATTGTTATTAGTTATAGATAATATTGATACAGGTAGCACAGAGTAAAACCTGTCTCTATTGGTATCCTTTAAGATATCTAAGAAGTATGGCTTTGTTAGAGCATCGTATCTCCATGAGTCCTTGCCCATTTCGGCCAGCATTTCTTGTGTCTGTGTTTGCTTTCT